CTTCGGCGCGCGCTTCGGCGGCTCGTGAGCGAAGGCAAGGTCGCGCGTCGCGCGGTGGCGCTCCCAGAGGTCCCTCCGCGCACGATCGTGAACAAAACGACGGGCGAAGTGGAATCGTGTCGAACGAACGCGGAACAGCTCAGGATTGAAGACTGGACGGGGTTCGAAGTGCGGAGGGCGATGGCGAGCGCGCGCCTCGCGCTCGCCATCGTGCCCCTCACGCGCGAGGAGCGATGGCGTCGACAGGACGAAGAGGTCGAACGCGAATGGCGAATGATTCACGGCAACGAGTCGCGCGGCACCTCCGCGAGTTACGAGCCACCCGAAGATGCGCGTCGTGCAGGCGCGAACCGGGCGTACAGCGCGCTCGCAAAAATGTCGGAACGCCACGCGGAGATTCTGCGAACGGTCTTCGGGCAGCACCACTCGAGCGATGACAGCGAAGTGGAGTCGGTGCGGGCTCTCGTTGGTGGGGACGAGGAAAAAGCGCGCACGGCCATCGAATCCGCATGCAAAGCGTATCGGGAGGCGCGCGGATCGTGAAGGCGCTCACGGGGTTCGTGACGCCAGCACAGGTGGCAGAGCTGCGTGGCACCCATCGCGTTGCGGCCTACCGTTGGTTGCTTCGCAACTGCAAAAAGGACATTCGGTATATTGGACGGTTTTGCGTGGTGTCCGAGGGGGCCTATCGTCGTGCGGCTCTTGCCGAGCACATCGACGATAAGTTCGCGAAACTCGATGCTCGTCTCGCGGACGTCGAGACTGGCACCACGGAGCATGGGCGGCGGATGACAGCCCTCGTGCAACGCATCAGTCGCATCGAATCGCGCCTAGCTTCGTAGCCGTTCGTTGCCATGGGTGAGGGTAATAGGGTGAAGCGCGTCGAGCGTCACTCACGCGCGCGCGTGTGAGGGTGAACCTTGGTGAAGCGGCGCAAGCGCCGCTCTCCACCGACGCCGACATCACCCGAACCGCCGGGATCGCTGGTCACGGTCGAAGAGCGGGTGAATTGGATCGTTGGGCTGATGGCCGACGACGTGTGGGACACACGAAAGCACCAGCGCGAGCTATCGGCCGCGTGGGGTGTCGAGCGGAACACCGTTCGTCGTCTCGCAGCAGAGGCGCACCGGCTTCTCGCGTTCGACCCAGCGAAGCGTCAGCAGCTGCGCGAGCAAATCGCGCGACGCATGGAAGCGCTGTACGAGCTCGCGCGGACGACGAAGAGTCGCGTGACCGGATTGCCAGACACGCGCTCGGCTATCGAGGCGCTCGAGAAGTACGGCGTCTACGCCGGCATCAACGTCGACGAGCCGATGCAGCCGACGAAACAGCAGCGGCCGATCATCAAGATCATGACGCTGCCGCCGAAGGGAACGCCGTGAAGCTGTACGTCGGCCGACACAACTGGGCCGGCGCGGCGAGCGACGACCCCGCGACTGAACGGGATCGGCCGCTCAAGCCGGAGGGCGTGCGGACGTCGAAAGCCATCGCGCAGGCGATGATCGATGCCGAGGAAATCCCGAACGCAATCTTCTCGTCGCCGTTCGCTCGCGCGATTCAGACGGCGGACATTTACGGCAAGGCGTTTGGCGTGCAGGTGAACGTCATCGGCGATCTCGCACCCGTGCGACCGCTGACGCCGACGCTCGAAGAGCTCCTGAGCATCAAGGGCACGGAGAAACTCAAACGGCCGATGCTCGTCGGTCACGTCGACAACATGGGGCCTGCTTTCCGCGACCTCGGCGTCGACGGCGAGGACTGGGACGACATGGTGATGGGCGAGGTGCGCAGACTGCGCATCGATCGGAAAACGCTCGACTGGGACATCCGATGGACGCTCAAGCCGAGCGATGTCGGGATGAAGGACCACGAATCATGATCCTGGACATCCTCCAGCACCCCGACCCGCGCCTCGCGCAGGTATGCGAGGATGCGAAGTTCGACGACGGCACCGAGCTCGTGCAGCGCGACGACTTCGATCCGCCGCAAGCCGTCGGGCCGATGAAGGCCCTACTGACTGACATGGTCCACACCATGATGAACATGGGCCCCGCGCTCGGCCTCGCGGCGCCGCAGGTCGGGCACAATGTTCGCGCAATCTGCGTGTTCGAGAAACGCAGCGGCACCGTGCACGCGATGTTGAACCCTCGCATCATCTCTCGCGGCACGATGCGCACGAACGATCCAGAAGGCTGCTTGAGCGTGAACCGCGGACAAACTGCGGTGCGCGTGCATCGTCGCCACACCGTCGTTGTCGAGGGTCATCGTCCGAACGGCGCGAAGTTCCGTGTCGGAGCGAAGGGCCAACTCGCCGTCGCCCTCCAGCACGAAATCGATCACCTCAACGGCATCACAATCGCCGACCGCACGCCGCCGCGCACGAAGCGACCGCTGCACGCAGGAGCAAGCTCATGAGCGACGAAAAGATCGAGACCGTCGAAGGCGCCCTCGCTTTTCACGACGAATCGGCAGCCCACAAGGCCATCAAAGCTATCGCGGCGCACGTCGCTGGCCTCGCGGCGGACTGCGGGAAAAGCGGTCACCAGTACCTCGTGAAACTCGTCGACGAAATCCTCGATGGTCCCGCACCGGTTGCGGAGCCTGTCGTCGTCGAAGAGCCGAAGGCCGAGACGGTCGTGAGCGAGCCCCCGCTCGACGCAATCGTCGACGTGCCCGAGGAGCCGGCGTCGTGAGCGCGCAGTGCGCCAAGGCGCTCGAGCTCATCGCGAAAGCGGCTGCCGAGCTCGTCGAGCACGCAAAGCACGACGCCGTTCAGGGCCGCCAAGGTCCGGAAGTGAAGGACGCCGTCGCCGCCGTCAAAGCCGCCGCAAAGTCCGTCGCAGCCGCAGGCCACATCTTCGGTGACGACGGCGCGTACGGCGTCGCCCCGAAGTGCATCGTCGGCCTCGAGGACAAGGTTGCGGAGCTCCTCAAGTGACGCTCGCGATCTCGGGTCCGCACTTCGCCCCCGGACAAGGCGTCGACGCCGATCCGCACGCGACGCAGCGAAGCCTCAACGCATCGATCGCCGCGCTGGCGCAGGAAAAAGACGGCCTCATCGAGTACGTCGCAGATCCGCACCGCGCCGCGGAAGATCCGCGCGGCAAGCCGCATCGCACTTGCAAGTTCAAGTGCGCGTTCTGTGCGGGCACGACCGTCATCGACCAGTTCAAGGACGACAGCGGTAATTGGCCGACGAACGAGATCACGCAGGCGAAGCTCTTCGGGTGGACGCACGATGCCCAGCAAGAACGCTGGTTCTGCGGCGCCACTTGCAAGAACCGCTACGAGACGAAGATGCGCGGTCACGGCAACGAGCCGCTCGCCGTCGCGACATCGGGCCAATCGACCGCCGCGCGTGATCTCTACGCGCGCTCCAAGACCATCGTCGATGCCCCCAACGCTATCGACTCGCAAGACACCACGCCGGCAGCGCCGCCCGAGGCAATGCGGCGCAACACCACCCGCACGAAGTGACCGCCGCGACGGCGCTCGTCGACTTTCGAGCGTTGCAGGTCCAGAGCGACGCGCATCGCGTTTGGTTGCCCGGTCATCGCATCGGCAACGCGTGGGGACGCGGCACCGGCAAGAGCTGGTTCGCGCGTCACGAGATGTATCTCGACGTGGCCGAATGGGACGACGTCGAGCGTAGGACAGCGAGCGCGCCCATGCGCGGCGTGCGCATCTTCTACATGTTTCCGACGCTGAAGCACTTCAAGCGTCTCGGTCACGCCGACAAGATGCTCGACGAGCTCTCCGGCGGCGGTGAGTTCGGATTCCTCGGCGCAAAGGTCGACCGAACCGACTGGATCTTCACCTTCCCCGGCGGCTCGTACATTCGAGTGCTTACGGCGGAGTCGAGCAACCGTGGCGCGCGCGCCGACTGCGCTGTGCTCGACGAAGCCGATGAGATCGACATCGCGAAGTTCGAGTCGGAGATCGGTCCGTGGTTCACGGAGCCGTGGTCTTTCAAAAAGGTGCTCATCACGGGCACGCCCAAGCGTGGCCGATTCGGCCTGCTGTGGAAGGCGTTCTCGGTCTGGCCGAACGGCGATATCGAACACGCGCCGCTCGAGCACGCACACGGGTTCCACGCGACGGTCTACGACGCCGACGGATCGATCGTCGACCACGCCGAGGCGAACCGAGCGCGCCAGACGATCAGTCCGGTTCGCTTCGCCACCGAGTACCTCTGCAACTTCGACTCGGCCGAAGGCCTGGTCTACCCGTTCTTCGACGGCGCGTTCCACGTCCGCCCGCCGCCGTCGTTCAGTCACTTCCACTCGTACATCGTTGGTGTCGACTACGGCTTCAACGATCCGACGGTGATGCTCGTCATTGGTGTCGCCGGCAGCGGCAACGACACCATCTGTCACGTGCTTCGCGAGGTCTACGTGACCGGCAAGGCCGCGAGCGAGCTCGTTCCGTACGCGAAACAGATTCAAGCCGACTTTCCGAAGGCGCGCTGGTACGCAGACCACGATCCCGCCATCAGCAAAACGCTTCACGTCGACGCCGGCGTGAACATCGTGAATGCCGAGAAGGGCGCGGGAAGCGTCGAGCGCGGCGCCGCGGTCGTTGCAGACGCTCTCTTCGTTCGCGAGGACAAGGACGGGCGCCAGTGGTCGCAGCTCTACATCGATCCGTCGTGCAGGCACACGATCGACGAGTTCGGGAAGTACAAGCGCCGGCGCGACTCGAAGAACATCGATCGCGTTCTCGACGAGATCGACACGAGCGCCGACGACCATTGCATGGACGCGCTGCGCTACGCGCTCGTCTCGTACTTCATCGGTCCCGAGAAACGCATCGAACGTCAGCAGAAACTCCGGTAGGTCCACATGGCGAGCGCACCCGCGGTCAACGGCGCACCGCAGCGCTCCGACAACGCCCCGAACATTCGGAGCGGTCGCGTGCGGAAGCTCTCCGAGGACCAAGTGCAGGAGCTCATCAACGCTCCCAAGACGCCGCGCGTATTCGAGCTCGAGCGCTACCAAGCATTCTTCGAGTGCACCGCATACAACGGGCGGCCCAGCTTCTTCACCGACGACAAGCCGATGCAGGAGCGAAAGCCCTGCATCATCTATCCGATCGTCAAGATCGCCGCGGAGAGCAACGTCGCATTCGCGATGGGCGAAGGACGCTTCCCGACGGTGCTGTCGCAATCGAGCGAGGACGACACCCAGTTCGACGACGAGCTCGGCGTATCCAAAGACGAATCGACCATCCTCGATGCGTTCAACGCGAAGCTCGTGAAGCTCGCGCGTCTCGAGCGCGTGTTTCGTCAGGCGTACCGCATGGCGCAGGCCGCGCGCTCCGTCGCCATCGTCGTCGGCTTCCGCGCGGGGCGTCCCTTCGCGGACCTCGTATGGTCGAAACTCTGCCGGCCGTTCTTCGACGACCCGCTCGACCCGCAGAAGTGCACGCGTCTCGAGATTCGCTATCGCTACACCGAGAAGTGGCGTGACCCGGCGCTCACCGGCGGCGAGTGGTGGACGCGAGTGTTCGAATACCTGCGCGTCATCGACGACACGTACGACACGGTCTACCAGCCCGTGGACGTCTGGGATGTCACCGACCCCGGCGCGATCGACCGCAAGAGCGCAACGCGCTCCGTCACGAAACACGACTTCGGCTTTTGCCCCGTTCACTGGTACGCGCGCAACCTTGAAAGCGTCATCGGCTCCGAAGTCGACGGCCGCGCGCTCCACGACGGCTCATGTGATCTCATCGAGCAACTCGACTTCGCGCTGAGCCAGCGCCACCGCGCCGCCATCTACGCAGGCGATCCGCAGACGGTCCTCACCGGCATCACGGACGACGACGACCTCGGCGCCACCGGTCGCACGCTCGATCCAAACCTCACGACGCTCGCCCAAGAGGGCGGCAAGAAATACGGCCAGGCGTTCGCAGCGCCGTTTCGCACGACGAGTGGCGCCCTGAAGCGCGGCGTCATGCATCCCTGGATGATCAAGGATCCGGCCGGCAAAGCCGTGGTCATCGCGCTTCCCGGCGATGCTCTCGACGCGCTCGACAAGGACGCCCAGGACATCGGTTCGAAGGTTTGCGACGCGCTCGGTATCACCATCGTCGACCCGTCGATGTTCGGCGGAGGCGGCGACCTGTCCGGTCGCACGCTCGCCTTCATCTTCTCGAAGCAGATCAACCGCGTCTCGCAGGATCGCGAGGACCTCGGGCGCTGCTGCATCCTGCCAGTGCTGAATCTCTTCTACCGTATGCTCGTCAAGCGCTCGGACGGCGTGTACCTGCCGGGCATCAAAAAGACGACGCCGATCCTCGCGCGATTCTACAAGGACGTCGCCGCGAATGACGTCGACGGCAACGCGATCACCGTCAAGGTGTGGTTCGCGCCGCAGCTCGAGCTCAAGTGGGGCGACTACTTCGAACCGAGCGATGTCGACGAGTCGACGCGCGTCGGTACCGCGGTCGCGGCCTACTCCGCGAAGGTCATCACCCTCAAGACCGTCATCGAGCACCTCCGCGGCGTGTTCGCGATCTCGAACGTGGACCAGTACGCCGACACGCTCCAGAAGGAAGTCGCGCAGCGACAGCAGGAGGCGATCGCCACCGCGCAAGCGATGGCTCCGACCAACGGTCCGCCGAAACCAGGCGCGCCGAAAGGTGACGCGCCTGCAGCGCAGCAATCACCGAACGCCGCGCCGCCCGCGAGCTCCACCCCGAAGGCGTCACGTAAAGCGCCGCTGAAGAAGAAAGCAGCATGACGAAAGCGCTCATCGCCGACTCACTGCCGCAAATCTTCTACGACCCGCCGACGCAGCAAGCGCGACGCGCGCGCTCCAAGAAAGCCAAGGCCGGTCCCGCGCTCCCGCCGAAGGCGCCACCGAACCCCGCTCGCATGGCCGCCGAGCAACTCGCTCGCTTCTCCCTCCTGCCCGGCTGGCAGGACTTCGCACACGCCTGCGCGCAGCTGCAGGGCTTCACGAACACCCCAGGCTGGGAAGACAACAGCTCGCCGCCACGCAAGACCGTTCCGAACGCCAAGCCCATCGACCTCGCGCAGTGGGGCGCAGCGATGGCAACCGCCGGCATCATCGCATCGAACGGTGACATCGAGCTCCCGAAACCGGGTGTCGATCCGCTGGGGTTCCTCTGGCTCTACTGGGACACCGGCACCACGCAGTTCGCGCTCGAGCTCCACTCCGGGATGCTCCAGCAAACATACAAATGGCGCCGCGTCGTCGACGGACAGCCGCGCGAACATGCTGCGACGTCGCTCGACGAGGTCATCCTCGCGATTCGAGCGTTCGCAGTCGAAGCACGCAGGGAGGCAGCACCGTGATCCACACCAGCTACACGTGCCAGAGCTGCCAAAAGACGTCGTTCCCCCACTTCATCCTCGCGGACAAGGGCCCGCGCGCGGGCAAGCTCGTCGTCGAGTGCCCCAATCCGGAATGCCTGCGCGTCGACAACGCGCTTGGCCCGGAGCATTTCAACAGCGGCGTCGCCGCGATCCGGGACGAGTCGAAGCCCGACGGCGAAGGCTGGCAGGGAAAACGACAAGTCATCGTCGACACGAACGCCGACGTTGCCACGCAGACAGCGCAGCTCGCGCAGGTTGGCGCCACACCCTCCGCACCCGCGGTGGAGCACGTTGGGCGTCATGTCGTCACTCAAGCGGCGCCCAAAGACATCGTGACGCTGCTCCAGGAGAAGTCGTTGGCGCTCGCCGCTGAAGAGGCGCGTCTCACGGACACGATCGCCAACGCGAAACTGCAACTCGACGCAACGAAGGCCGAACGCAAGCGCATCGAGAAGATGCTCGCGGTCGGTCGTCGCGACCAGGCGCGCGCGCAAGCTGCGAACATCGACATCACGAGCTTGAGGAACTGACGCCATGGCGCTGATCATGAGCGGGCGCCCCTTCTGGGGATACGTCCAACTGACCAACGGCGCGCCCGGCCCCGTGAACATTCCGATCTTCACGGTGCGCGGTGTTGCCGCGTACACGATCCAGGCGAATGATCTGCTCTACATCACGAGCATCGCGCTCTCGAGCAACGACACGACGCAAGCCCTCGTCACCGTCGACTCGGGCGGCACGACGCCGACGAAGTTCGCATCACAGTACTTGTCGGCAACGCAGCCGCCGGGCGTCGTGCAGTTCGCATGGGGCACGGCCCCGGGAATCTTCGGCACGCTGCTGCGCGCAACGGCGAGCGCGATCACCGCGGCAAAGACGGTCGAAGTCCTGATCCAGGGCGCGATCTCGAAAACCTGAGCGCACGCCGCGCTCGAAATACTCATCGGCCGCTCATGGTGAGCGCGTCGCTCGAGACCTGTTTGCTTACAGCAAGAGAGGCACCTCATGGCCACCAAGTTCGGCAACGTCAAAGGCATCAAGTTCATGGAAGAGGCCCTCGGCCTCGGCCAGAACCGATCCGGCATCGCGCTCGTCACGTTCGACATTGTCGGCGGCGCCGTCTACACCGGCGGTTCCGACACACTACAACTCGGGTCCGCATCCGGATCGCAGGCGTACGAAAACGGCGTCCTGTCGACCGTCGCACTCACGGTCGCGACGATGCTGCAGAACCGTCGACGCGACGGTCGCACGGTCACGCTCGTACAGTGCATGGGCGGCTGGTGCGGCGCGCAAGCGGCTGCGACCAACGGCCCGAACATCTTCGCTCAGACCGTTGCGGTCTCGTCGGGCAACCTCACGCTGAACCTCTTCAACGCGGCCACTGGCGGCTCGGCCATCACGACCACGACCGCCGCATGGGACCGCGCCGCGACGCTCCTCGTCGAGTTCACGGCGACGTACACGAGCAACAACCCCGAGTAACGAACGACGATAGCGAGGCGGTTCAAAACGAGCCGCCTCGCGTCCTCCTACGGGCTCGCGCCCCGGTAGAACGCGCGCAACAAAAGGCCCTCATCAGGCCAGGAGACACGCATGACCGATCCCGTCACGCCGCCCGTAGCGGCCCCAGCTCCCGTCACGACCGCCGCCCCGCTCGCTGCCCCGCCTGCCCCTGCTCCGACCCCGAACACCATCGCGCCCGACGTCCCGAACGTCGGCGAACCCGGCTGGCTCAAGGCACGGACCGATCGCGCCAAGGAAGACGGTCGGAAAGAGTCCCGCAAGGAACTCAAGTCCGAACGCAAAGCCGCGAAGGCCGCCGCTGCCGAAGCGGTCGCGATGAAAGAGTCCGCGGTCGCAGAAGTCGCAGCTGCGAATCGCGCTGCCGACGCCGTGCTCGCAGAAGTTCCCGAAGCCGAGCGCACCGCGCTTCTCGCACAAGCTGGAACGAGTGCAGCCAAAAAGCTCGAGCTCTTCGCCGCGTGGAAACTCGCGCGCGGGGCGGTTCAGCCGGCAGCGACGCCACCGGCCGCAGCAGTTCCCGTCGCGCCGCCCACGCCGCCGGCGGTTCCTCCTCCTGCCGCGCCACTCGCGCCTCCAGTGACGAGCGCCGCTCCACCCGCCGCGCCTCCGCCGCCAACGCCGAACGCACCCACCGATCACCGAGCGACGTACGACGCGCTCCGCTCGAGCAACCCGTACCTCGCGTCTCAGTACCTCCTCAACCACCGCGAAGAAATCTATCCGCCACGCACCTTCGACCAGGTGCCGAAGCGCACATAACGACTCCGAGGGCCTCGCGCGCTCGGGTTTTTCATAAGGAATGACCATGGCGATCATCAACCGCGCGTCACTGCCCGAAGAGTTTTTCGACATCACGAGCTCGATGGTGCTCGTGCAACCCGAGCCCCAGTACGTCTTCGCGCAGCTCGCGAAGATGGCGCTCGGCTCGGCGATGCTGCTTGCCGCTGCAGGCGCGCTTGGCATCTCGCCGACGCGTCAGATCGCCGACACGGGCCAGCAGTACACGCTGCCCGGCGCCGATCGGCTGAATCTCGCGCAGCCCGATCCTCAAGTCAGCAACATGATCTTGAGCGTCGCGGAGCTCTCGATCCCGCAGATCGGTCACACGATCCGGATCAACCGCCCGCGCTACGGCTCCGGCGGCTTCACGCTCGCGAACCGCGAGATCCCGAGCGGCACGCAGATCTCCACGACGCCGATCGATCTGCAAAGCGAGCAGGTCACCGTCACGCTGAAGCGCTACGGCGGCCCGTACGACCCGGCGAACAACAACGTCGCTCCGTTCGCGCTCGATCGCTTCGACTCGTCGCGATCGGTCCACTCGATCGCCCAAATCGTCGGCCTGCACATGCAGCGCGACTTCGACAAATGGGCGGACATCGTCACGGCGGCGTTCCTCTCCGCCGGCACGACGACGCTCTGGCCGACCGGCTTCACGGCCGACAACAACAGCCAGATCGCCGGCGACATGCCGATGGACATCGACGTCCTCTTCCGCGGCTACGAAACGCTGAAGAACGCGAACATCCCGATGTTCCCGAACGGACGCTACCGCGCGTTCATCTCGCCGACGCAGGCGCGTCAGCTGAAGAACGATGCGCAACTCGCGGGCTACAACCGCTACGACACGAGCGGGCTCAACCCCGTCACCGCGCCCGGCGGCAACCCGAACGCGGGTTACCTGTTCTCGTTCACCGGCTGCGACGTCTACGAGGCCACGACGCTCTCCGCGACGAACAACGCGCAATCGATCCCGGTCACGACCGGCATCATGGGCGGTCCGGGAATGATGGCGCTTGGCGCCGGCGCGCTGCCGTACGTCACGAGCTCTACGGACGACAACTACGGCGAGTCGGCGAAGGTCATCTGGCTTTCGTACCTCGGCTGGAACCTCTCGGACGCGCGGTTCGGCGTCCAGATGCACACGAGCTGAACGCACACGACGGAGGCGCCGCGCGCTGAGCAACAAACTCGCTCGCGGCGTCCTCACAAGCGGGTGTCCGGGTGGCTCCGGCGCTTTTCTGCCAAGAAAGACGGCGTGGTTCGACTCCACGCATCCGCTCCGCGAATCGATCACTCGACCTGCGCACACACGCTCTTCTTTGGAAAAGAACCGCTCCGCCTCGCGCGGAGCAAGCGCGGCTCACTCGAACGATTCGCCTAATGGGCTGTTAGCTCCAATTGGAAGAGCGCCTGCCTTGCAAGCAGGATGTTGCTGGTTCGAATCCAGCACGGTCCACCGCGGGAACGACACCACGTCCTTCCCTTTCCTCAAGCAGCGCGACAGGCCGCGCAAAGGGACACGTCCATGGCTTTCAATCAACGATTGGTTTTCGCGGGCGGGTTCACCGGCGCGAGCACCGCATACGTCGCGACGGGCTTCACCACGTTCAAGGGCTCGCAGATCGCGCTCACGACTGTCACGAGCGGTTCGACTGCATCGACCGCGGGACTCTCGCTCGCACTCGGTTCGCAAGACGTCGAGTGGGACTCGCTCGCGGCACTCGTCGAGACCGACGTCACCACGAACACGATCACCGTCGCGTCGAAGTGGCAGGTGTCGCCCGACAACACGAACTGGTGCGACCTCGTGAATCTCAACGGCGTTGCGAAGCTCCAGATCTCGGCCGCGGGAACGGGCTCACTGGTCACGACCATCTACATGCACCCGCTCGCGGGCATCAATCCCTCGGTGCGCTACTTGCGCCTCGCGGTGGTGGTCGGCGTCGTCACGGGCGGTGCTGGCGACAACGTGACCGTCTCGTACTGCTACCGAAAGCGGCTCTCGAGCGAGGCCTGAGGTCGCGCTATGAGTCTTCTCCCCCACGAGCTCGACATCTGCAAACAGCAGCTCGGGTATCCGCTCACGCGCCTCGGCGCCGAGCCGTGGGTGGCGTACGTGGTCATCTTCGACCGCGTCATACAACCGTTCCTCTTTGACAACTCGACGACGAGCTCGACAACCGTCGCTGCAAACGCAGGCAACACGACCATCACCGTGGCCGCGAACCCCGCCGCTGCAAACGACGCCACGAAGCTCACGTTCAACGTCGGCACGAGCGTCGTCGTCGACGTCGGTCTCTCGCTCGAGACGTCGACGATCGCCGCCATCTCAGGGTTGTCGTTCACGCTGAACCTCGTCAACGCGCACACCGCGCCGTATCCCATCTGGCCCAACGGCGCTGAATGGGTTGTTCGCGGGATTCTCACACGCATCGCGACGATCGAAGCGAACATGACCTCGATCGCACCAACGACGGCCGGCGCGAAAAAGGTGGACGAGATCGAGATGTACTCGTCGAGCAAGAACGGCGGTCGCGGCGCGACGCGCGATACGTTCGAATCGCTCCTCCAGCAGCGCGCGCAGGCGCGTCACGATCTTGCCGGCGCGCTCGGCGTCACGAATCTCTGGAAACTTCGCTCCGGCGGCTCGCGACCTTCGCGCGTTGAGGCGTACTGATGGCCGGTGGTTCGACGACGCCGCGCAACCTGCTCCTTCCCGTCGTCGACAAGCTTCGCGGCATCCCAGGGCTATTCGGTCTGCGACTCTTCACCGTCTCCGTCGTTACCCGCACATGGAACGGCTCTCGACCTGGCGTCGATAGCTCAACCTCATCGGACACGACGACCGGCATCAAGGTCGACGTAGGCACGTACCAAACGAAGGTCACGCAGATCACGACACGCGACGTGATCGCAAGCGGCGGCATTTACACGGACCAAGATGTGCGGGTGGGGCCCATCACGCCGCCGTACACAGGGTCGGCGCAAGACGGCGACGCGATTACGGTCTTCGACCCCGCTCCTGGCGTGGCGCCGGCGGAGATCTTTTTCAACATCAAAGGCCCCGGGTACCCGACAGCGGGCGCGTGGTTCAAGAAACTCTCTCAGGACGTGACGCGTCCCATGCATTACGAGTTCGTGTTGCGACGATCTGCCGAAACGCCGTGAGGTCTCGATGTCGTCGGCGTCCGTTCACACCGCGGGCTTTCGCGCGGAGCTCCGCGACCTCTACGCCGGCATCCTGAACAACGCGCACCAAGCGCTCGTCATCGCCGTGCACGCGGCGAAAGAGAGCGCGACGAGCACGACGCTCTTCAACGACGTCACCGGCGAGACGCGCGCGAACATCCGCGAGGAGATGACCGCACCGCTGAAGGGCAAGGTCACCGCTCAAGGCAAGGTTGCGGTCTTCCTCAACGAGGGCACGAACCCGCACGAGATTCGTGCCAAGCGCGGCGGAAAGCTGCGCTTCCAGGTGCAGGGCCAGACGGTCTTCGCACGCATCGTGCACCACCCGGGCACGAGACCACGTCCGTTCATGGATCAAGCGGCCGAGTTCGGCGAGCAGGTGCTCGACTACGGTCTCGACGACTTCACCGATCGCGCGATCGCGCGCTTCAACAGCGGAGAGTGACGCGTGACCGCTCCCTTTGGGTCGTTCCAAAAGGGCGGCACGATCTATCCGCTCGCGACGAGCACCGGACACTCGGCGCTCTTCGACGTCGACCCGTCGCTCTACTACACGCTCGAGTACTTCAAGTCGGTGCTGCAGACGCACCTCGGCGCGCGGCTCGTCGCGGAAGCCACCGCGGCGGGACTCAACGGCTCGAACGTCATCACGCAGGCCGTCCAATACGCCCTTCCGTACGACCCTCTCACGGTCATCGAAGAGCAACAGTTCGGAAAGTTCCCGCTGCTTGCGGTCTGGCGCACGACCGAAAAAGAGAAGTGGAAAACCATCGGGCGGATGGACACCGAGGACCTGTGGAAGGTCGCGTACGTCTTGCCGCCACTCACGGGCGGACAGCGCGAGCGCCTGCAGCCGCTCCTCAAGGCCGCGCGCGACATCATCCTCGACCGCATTGAGAACTGCCTCGACCCAGGCTTCATGTCGGGAGCCGAGGTGTGGAAGCTCGCCGGCCTCGAGGAACTCAACCTCCTCGGCGGCGACACCGGCCACTACGAGATCCCGAAGTCCGAGCTCGTGATGCCAGCGTGGATCGGCAATCTGCAGGTCATCGAGCGGCAAGAGAACACCGCGCGCGCGGCGCTCCTCGGAAAGTTCTCCGGCGTCGACGTCACCATCACCGACAGCTCGCAGGGCGCCCCCGTCGACATGGTCGACCTGTCGATCGACGTCGCGGACCCGACCGTGATCGCGGGGTTCCTCTCGCTCTACCGCAGCGACCTCGGCGTCACCGCGAACACGACGCAGGACCAAGCGACGACGTGGGCCGACCAAGGCGCCAGTCATCACGATCAGACTGCCGCGGGCGCGAGTAACGAGCCCTACATCCTTCGCGATCCGGAAACGGATCAAAACATCCTCCGCTTCGACGGCGTGCAGGCGAACACCACCGCCACGATCGCCGCGCTCGGCGCGAACACCGGAAAGACGATCGTCGTCGCATTCCGGCTTTGGGACACCGCGCAGCGCGCGAGCCTCGTCCTTGCCACCGACGGCACGACGGCTGGCACTGTCTCCATCGAAGCGAACACGACGAGCTCGGCGGGCGGCCTAATGGGCCTCTACGCATCGGGCTCATCGTTCGACACGCAGTTTCCGACGACGCCCGGATGGCGCATCGCCGTCCTTCGCATCTCGATCTCCACGCCGGGCGGTGACATCGCATCGAGCGTGAACCTCCGCATCGACGACCTGCCCGCCGTGCTCACGCGGAAGAGTGGTTCGGGCAACTGGAGCTCGCTCGGCGCTGCGACGACGCTCGCGGTCGGCGGCATGCCCTTCGACCTCTCGCACACCGACGCACGCGCCGACGTCGGCGTCGTCATGGCGTTCAGCGCGAATCTTTCTGACGCGGACACGGCGACGTGCATCGCGTTCTGCAAGCAGTGGCTCGACGAAAACGTCTGAGCGTCGACCTCAAAAGGACACCACCATGCCGGAAGTTCTCCGCGTCAAGGCGAAGCCTGGCGTGCTCGCTCTCGATCACCGCGCGCTTCCCGCGCGCCGCTTCATCGGTCGCGATCACGCGCCGCCGACGGATGGGCCGGGGCTCTCGCTCGGTCACATCGCGCCGGGGCTCTACGATCCGGGCAAGCTCCACCTCGGCGAGCCCGTCGACGTCGACGATCTCTTTCCGATCCGCGACACGCACGACGAGCTCGTGTTCCATGTCGACGCGAAGCACCCGCACGTCGCGCACAAAGAACGCGAACACCACCGCAAGGTGAAGCAGCTCGTCGCCCATGGCGCGCTTCTCGCTCACGACGAGCACACCGCCAAGACATGCGGCGTGAAGTTCGAAGTCGCCGCGAAGGCCGACGGAACGCCCACCGAGGTGCACGGCGACGGCAGCGGTCATTCGCCTCCCGACGTGCACGTCGACGACCACGGCATCGTCTCGAACGAGACGATCGAGATGCCGGCTGAGGAGCCCGTGAAATGAGCAATCTCCCCACGAGCATTCCCATCGTCGGTCTCCCGGCATCGGATCCGACGCCGGGCGTCTTCCTCGAGATCGACTTCGCGCAGGGCCCTGCGTCTGCCGCGGGAGCGATCTACGCAGCGCTCTTGATGGCGAACAAGATCGCGACGGGTGACGCGACGGTCGACTCCGTCGTCTACGGCCCGTTTGGCAACTCGCCGGCGCCGTTCGCGACCGAGACCGACATCATCTCGCGCTCGGGTCGAGGTTCGGAGATGCACCGGAAGTGGAAGCGGTTCGTTCGCACGAACGGCGCCACGCCCGTCTTCGGCATCTTCGTTTCAGAGAGCGCCGGCAGCAAAGCCACGCTCCAAATCAACATCGGCGGCGCCGACGCTTCCTCGGCTGGCACGATGCGAGCGTTCTTCGTCGGCGAATCCGTCGACGCGAACGTCTCAAGCGGCGACAGCGCAGCGACTGTCGTCGCGAGCCTCGTGGCGGCAGTCAACACGCAAGGCGATTGGCCTGCCACCGCCGCGGCGAACGTGACGACCCTGAGCGGCACCGTCTCGATCACGAACGGGAGCGCGGCGATCACGTTCTCGGGCAACCAGACGCTCGCCGCGGGCACCGCCATCGTCTTTGCCGCGCAGCCCGGCACCACGTATTACCTCCTCAACGCGGTCAACGCCGCGACCGCGGGTACGCTCACGGTCAACTACGGCGGCACGACGAACGCCGCGACGACGACGACGGTGCAGGCCGTCATCCTCACCGCGAAGCAGAAGGGCCCGCGCGGCAACTGGCTCCGCGCCAGCGCGCAGCTCATCACGGGCGCGGGCACGACGTCGTTCGTCACGGCGCAGACGTTCTTCACCGGCGGCACGACCGCCGACAGCAACGTCACTGCCCTCGCGACGATCAACTCGAGCCACTACTACTACCTCGTCCCCGCGGCGGAGGACACGACCCAACTCGGCGCGCTTTCCGCGCAAGTCAGCATCCAAGCGCAGTCGAAGCCCGGCATCCGTCAAACGATCGTCGCGGCGAGCATCGACACCGAGTCGAACGCCCAGACGATCGCGATCACGCTCAACCAAGCGCGCGCCGAGTACGTGTGGATGGAGAAGAGCGATTGGGTGCCGTCCGAAATGGCCGCGCACCACGCGTCGCTTTATTCGCTCGGCGAGGCTCCCGATGGCGTCGGTGGTCCGAGCCTGCACAACTTCAACGGCCTCGGTGGTGGTCCGGGCGGCGGCGGCGGCAACCCCGCGCGCGCGCAGCTCGATCCGCTCTACGCAGTGCCGTACCCGCGCGGCTGGACCGCCAAACCCACCGCCACCACGATCGTCGGCGCGATCCAAAACGGTCTCTCGCCTGTCACGGCGGACTCGAACGGCAACACGTACCTCGTGATGCGCGTGACGACGCGCACGCTGACCAGCGGCATCACCGACTATCGCATCCGCTGGCCGCACAAGGTCCGCGTCTGCGACTTCTACGGCGACCAGCTCGTCGCGAAGCTCGGTCTGCAGTTCGGCGGAATGGACATCATCGACAACCCCGTCACCGGACAGCGCATCCCGAACAACCGCGTCACGTGGCCGAGCGCCATCGAGGCCTCCGTCGACAAGCTCACGGACGACTTCGGCGACGACGGGCAGTTCCAGAACGCCGCCGGCATCAAGGCGAACACGCAGGTCATTCGCGAAGCGAGCCCGACGACTCGGTGCTCGGTGCGTGTGCCCGCGTCCACGATCGACACGCTCGACCAGATCGCGATCCAGCTCCTCCAGGTCGCGTGACCGAACGCGCGCTGTAGCGCGCCCACAACTCATCGCCGAAGGGCCCAGCGCGCCGCTCATCGTGGCGGCTGGGCCTTTCTTTTTTCCATTCGAAAGGGCTGCCGCCATGGCCGGACAGAAATATGCGTTGGCGCTCGTGCGCGTCGACGGTCTTCTCCTCGTCGAAGAGCAGGAGATCACCATCGATCGCGACTCGCGCTCGCAGGAGATGAACACGGTCGCCCTGCAGTACGCGGGCGAGTCGCCGGGCGCGGGCATCATGACGATCGACATCGTCAACGCCGTTCCCGCGCTCGACTTCGAGCTCAACTTCGGATCGTTCTTCGTGAACATCCAGGGCGAGCACGAGATCAGCGTCGAGATCCCCGGCGGTCGTCATCTCACGACGCGCGGGTCGATCATCAAAGACAACTTCCGGCACGGCGTGAACTCGCCGGCGCACCTGTCGGCGCACATCCGCGCGACGCTCAAGGATTGGGAATGACCGACGAGCAACGGCGACTCGTCGCTGCGCTGAACTCGGCCGGGTTCTTCGTGTGGTGCTCGCCGCAGGGTGAGATCGTATACGCCAAACCGAACGCGGAGCCGTCGCAGTTCCGGATCGTTCGACGCACGGAGGCGGCATGCCGATGAAGCCTCCGCCCCCGGCACCTGCGGGCCAGCCCGACGACCTGTGGGAGCGGCTCTGCGCGATGCCGCGCCCGAACAAGCCAGTCGACTTCCCGAAGTTCGATCCCGTCACCGGAAAGGCTTACGGGCAGATCCGCATGTGGATCCTGCGGCAAGACGAGATCGAGACCGCTGCGGCGACCGCGGGTCAGCGCGCGCGACGCGCCCTCGCGAAGATCATCACCGACCAGCAGTCGAAAGAGGTCGCCGGCACGCCGCTCGGCGACGCGATCGACCGCGTCACGTACGAAGAGCTCTACAGCAACATCCGCGCGTGCGAGCTCCTCTTCCGCGCGTGCCGCAAGATGGGCGACGTCAACCAACCCGCTTTCCCGAGCGTCGATCACATGCGCGCGCAGCTGACCTCCGACGAGGTCGGCACGCTCATGTCGTACTACTACACGGTCCAGAGCGAGCTCGGGCCCATCTCCGCGAGCATGACCGAGGCGGACGTCGACGCGTGGATCGAGCGTCTCGCGAAAAGCGGTGAACGCTACCCTTTAGGTTCTCTCTCGCAGGATGCGCTCCAGAAGCTGACGTTTTCTTTGGCGCACCGATTGTCGAGCTCTGCGACTGCCACCTCCTCTGCTGGCTCTCCGCTCGAAAGCGGTACCGAGAGTGGAGCGAAGAGCGATCCGAGCGAGAGCGAACCCAGCAGCGATTCTGACGACGTCGCACCCAGCGAGTAACCCATGCCCCGTTCCGTCGAAGTTCGATTCGTCGTCGGCGGGACGAGCGAAGTCCTCCGCGCGTTCGACTCGATCGACAAGCGGGCCGAGCGCGCCGAGCAGGGCCAGCGCCGTGCCGCGAACGACGACGTCGCGCGCACGCGCAAAACGGCGAACGAGAAGGTGCGCGAAGAGGAACGCGCGACGCGCGAGCGCGAAAAGCTCCTCAAGCGCTACGAGCAACAGCAGATCAAGCTCTCCGAGCAGTCGCTCAAGGCCATCCAGAAAACGGCCGACGAGAAGACGCGCATCGAGGAGCGATGGGCGCGCGCAAGCCTCGACTTTGTCCACAAGGTCTCGCTCGCAAAGCAACGTCAGCTCGAGGCGGAGGTTCGTGAGGTCGAGCGCGCCGAACGGCAGAAGGCGAGCGCTCGAGAGCGGTGGGCGCGCGCGACGGGCTCGCGTATCGGCGGCACGGTCGGCGGCAGCGTGGGCAACCTCGCATCGCGCGCGGTCGGAATGGCTGGGATGGCGCTCACGGTCGGCGGTGGCTTCGGCATCGCGGATGCCGTGCAGTCGCAGTTCGCGGCGCAACGCGCGGCCGCGCAGCTCGTGAACGCGGTCACCACGAGCGGCACGGCGCCGTCGGGCGCGAGCGTCGGCAACATCATGCAGCAGGCGAGCGGCATCGCCATCCGCACGGGAATGGCGCAGTCCGACGTCATCGGCGGCATGCTCGCGTACTCGCGCAGCGCGCGCGGCGGCGACTTCGGCGGCGTGCAGCAGAACGCCGAGTTTTTCGCGAAAATGTCGAAGTCGACGGGCACGTCGATCACCGACCTCGCGACGGCCGCCGGCGTCCTCCAGTCGCAAAACGCGGACCTCTCAAAGGATCCGGCCGCGATGCGGCAGCTTCTCTTGTCGGCGTACGCGCAGACGAAGAGCGGATCCGTCTCGCTCGTCGACGCCGCGAAGCAATTCGGCACGCTCGGATCGACGCGTGGGCTTTTCCAGGGCAGCGAAGCTCACAATCAAGCGACGCTCCTCGGTCTCGGGCAGATCGCGGCCGCAGGCGGCTCGAGCGAAGAGATCGGGACGTACATCAAGGACTTCTCGCTCGAGGTCGCGCAGAAACGCCGACACACGAGCAAGGAAATCGGTCTCGGCGGGCGCGGGCTCGAATCGCTGGGCGTTCACTTCGACAAAACGGGCCGAATGGAGAGCCCGGAGCAAGCGATCGGCGCGATCTTCAAGGCGACCGGCGGTGACCTCGGTCAAATCGCAGGTCTCGTCGGCAAGCGCGGCATCCCGCTCTTCTCGGAGCTCCAAAAGTCGTTCATGGGCGCGGGCGGTGGTGACGCGGGCGTCGCCGCGGTGAACAAGCAAATCCACTCCGTCACGCAGTCGACGATGAGCGAGGGCGATCTGCAGTCGCAGTTCGACCAGGTCATGTCGACGCCGGCGGAGCGTCTCGGCAAGTCGTTCGAGGAGCTCAAGGAAAAGGTCGGCGAAGCGCTGATGCCCGAGCTCGAGAAGCTCGCGAACAAGCTCCCCGAGTGGATCCCGAAAATCGAAAAGGCGATCGAGTCGTTCGGCAAGATGCTCGATTGGCTCAGCGAACACCCGTGGGAAGGTCTCGGCCTCGTCATCGCAGCGAGCATCACGAAAGACCTCGCCGCAGCCGCGATCGGTGAAGCCGTCAAAAAGACGCTCGTCTCGCTCCTCAGCGGAGGCAGTGGTGGCGGAACCGGTGGCGCGGGCGGCGCGCCTGGCAGCCCGGCAAACGCGCTCGCGGCGACAGCAGGCATCGTCGGCGGCCTCGGCAGCGCGACGGACATCTACACCGCGGCGTCGAACGCGCGCGACGTTCACAAACGCGGCGGCGGTCTCGCCAAGTCGGCGTACCGCTACCTCGACGACTGGCAAAGCGGCAACTTCGGATGGGTCGGTGGCGCGAGTTGGAACCCGCTCGTCACGGGCGCGAAGATGGGGCTCGGCGCGCTCGGCGACGACGGCGTTCAGGCTTCGGATCAGGGGCAAGCGCACGTCGCCGCGTTTCAAGCTGCGCGCGCGAAAGGCGGCCCAATGCAAGGGTCGAGCGAACACCACGCGCAGAAGCAGACCGATCTGCTGCAGAAGATCGCCGACAACACCTCGCGCGGCGGCAGCGGCATGCCGAGCGACGGGCAACGAACGCATCCGCTCGGCGCGAGCCGCGGCGCAACGCAGTGAGGCAGGCGAATGGCCGGACGACTGACCGACCTGCTCGCTCAGCTCTTCGAGCTCAAGTGGCGCGACGTGCCGGTGCCGTGCATCGACTTCCGCACGGAGATCGTCCACGACCAGGTCCAGCACGAATGGCCTGATCGCGACGGCGCGCACGTCGAAGCAACGGGCCGCAAGGCGCTCGTGCACCGCGCGACGATTCCGTTCTTCGCGAACATGAGCCCCGGGCTCTCGGAGACCTGGAACACCGGCGGCGCGGTCCTCTACCCGACCGTCTTTCGAAACTTTCACATCGCCTTCACGACGCGCACGTCCGGGCCGCTCCAGCACCCCGAGTTCGGCCTCATCCAGTGCAAGCCCGGTCACGCGACGGAGCATTGGGCCGCGAAGCGACGCGACGGCTGCCTCGTCGAAGCCTCGTGGATCGAGTCGCTCGACGACACGATCAGCGACTTCCAAGACATCCTCGCGCGCAAGTCGCCCGTGCCGCTCGCGTACGTCGCATCGGGCGACCTCGACGCGCAGCTCGGCGAATACGACAATCCGAGCCTCGACCCCGGCGACACGACGTCGTTCACGGACGACATCGTCGCCGTGACGTCGGCTGTCGACGCAGCGACGCTCGTCTCGAGCTCGGCGGCGGGCAAGATCAACGCGGTCATCTATCGCGTGCAGAGCCTGCAGGATCGCGTAATCGCGCTGAACGACTCGACGGCATGGCCGATCCTCACGTCATGCGATCGATTGAAGGGCGCGCTCTTCGACATGCGCACGGGCCTCCTCACGGGCGGCAAGGCGATCCTCTATTACCGCACGCCGGTCGACACGACGCTCCCCGCACTCGTTGTCCCGACGCGCTCGAACATCGTCGATCTGCTCACGCTCAACCCGCGACTCGCCGCCGGGCCCGTCGTGCCCGCGAACACGGTGGTTCGTTACTACAAACTCGCGGTGTGAGAGATGGCCGACCAGAACCCCGAGGACGACGGCATCGTTCTCCTGCTCGAGGACGGCAAGGGACCTCCGGTCGAGCTCAGCACGTTCAAAGAGTACACGTTCACGTCGAACTTCCTCACGCCAACGGACGGCTTCTCTTTCGTCGTCGGCGACGAGGCGCTGAACAAGTCGATTCGCGACGGGATCTTCGTCGGGCAAAAGGTGTCGCTCAAGATCGGCGGCTACGTGCAGGCCGGCGGCTACATCGACAAGACGCCCATCAAGAGCTCGCGCAAGGGCGGCACGGAGATCACGATCAGCGGACGCGACTGGCTCTCGGCCGCCGTCGACGCACACGTCGATCCGGAGTTTCGGTTCTCAGCGCAAGCCACGCTCGACGACATCATCGTCACGTGCTTCGGACCGTACGGATTCGGCGGCATCAACCAAATCCAGACGGACGACGCCGCGAACCGCAACATCATCACGGGGCAGCGACTCGGAGAGCAGACGAGCAAGAAAGGAAAGCCGCTCAAGAGCTTTCAGCTGCACCAGCTCAAGCCGTGGCCGCGCGAAGGCGTGTTCGAGTTTTGCTCACGCCTTTCCCAGCGCTTCGGGCTCTGGATCTGGCCGAGCGCCGACGGCCTCGACCTCTTCGTCTCAGAGCCGGACTTCACGCAAAAGCCCATCTACGACATCATCCACAAGATCGGCGACGCGTCGGGTGCAAACTACGAGAGCGGCGAGCTCGTGCCCGATGCGTCGGAGCAACCCGCGATCATCGTCGCGACGGGCATCGGCGGCGGCGGCTCGCAGCCCGCTACGGGGATGAAAGTCCTCATCATCAACGAGCTCTTCGGCGTCGAGGTGAAGACGACGAGCACGGCGACTGCCGACATCGTCGCGATCTCTTCGCGCACGGACGACGACTTCAACGCGGAGTACGTCCGGCAAATCATCCAAGCGCATCCCGAAGCGACGGTGCTGCCGACGCGCAACGAGTTTCTGCAGCTGCCGATGATGGACCGCGCGATCCCGCGCGTGATGTACCTGCACGACGACGAGTGCAAGACGCCGCAGCAGCTCGAGTTCTACGCGCGGCGCGAGCTCGCGCTCAAGCAGCAGCACGCGTTCACGGCGACCTTCACGTTCGAGCGCCACACGCTCGGCGGCGTGCCGTGGTGCGTGAACGCGATCGCGAACGTCGACGATGACACGCTCGGCCTGCACAACCGCATGTGGGTCCTCGAACGGACCTTCCACAAGGCGCGCGGTGGCGGCACCACAACGACCGTGAAGTGCATCCTCCCCTTCACGCTCCTCTTCGACGAGAGCTGACCATGGGCGCCAAGTCGCTGAACGACATCACGCGCAAGGGACTTCACGTCCTCGCCGTCGTGATCGACAGTGTGACGGGCCTGCTGACGGCGGAGCTCGGCGACGTGGTGAAGCAGCAAACCTCGTCGAGCGAGTGCGAAGTCTACAGCCCGTCGGGCGTCGTCGGCATCCCGCAAAAACCGGACGCGGGATCGGCAGCGGCCGAGGTCCTCGTCATCAAGAACAGCGGTCACGACGCGATCGCAGGGTTCCGAGACGCGCGATGGGCGGCGCTCGTGAACGCCGTCGGACTCGACTACGGCGAAACGCTCGTCTTCTCGCCCGCCGGCGGCGGCTACGTCGTGTTCCGAAAGGACAAGAGCGTCCAGCTCTTCAACGGCGACCTCTCGAGCTTCGTGAAGCTGAACGGCGACGGCACGATCGTCGCGGGCGACGACAACGCCAAGGCCGTCACCTACGCCGACAAGTTCGAAGTGCTTCGCCAAGCCGTCATCACGCTCGCTGGCACGAACGCAGCGAATGGCATCCCACCGATGGACGTCGCAACGGTTGCGAAGCTCACGGCCGACACGGCCGACAACGCCACAACGAAATTCGGAGCCACCTGATGCCGCTCGGCGCCGGATTTTCTGCTGCAGGCTTCTCGCCCGGCGGCTTCGGCGATCTCGAAGAGGCGCCCGAGCCCGCCACGGACAACCTCATCGACGAAAACGGCGTCCAGCAAACGGCGCGAGCGATCGACGCCGCGACCGGCGAGTACATCCTGAATGCGAGCGGCCGCGCGCAAGGCATGCCTCGCGCTCGACAGCTCGTGCTCCTCCGCATCAAGACGCGTTTCGGCTCGGCCGCGATCCCTGGCCTCGGAGTTCGCGATCAAGGTGGTGACCGCGACATCGTCGCCGAACGCAGGCTGAAAGCGGACCTCACCGCTGCCGTCGACGACCTAGTCCAAGCCGGAATCATCCGCGTGCTGTCGGTTGACGTCGCGGCGGACAGCCCAGTGCGCGAGCGCGCGCTGCTTCGCTGGGAAGACCTCACGACCGGCCAGCAAGAGAGCTTCCCGTGACGTACCAGATCAACAAGCTCACCACGAAGACGTGGAAAGAGACGTACAACGACGCGCTTCGCACCGTCCGAAACGGAATGATCGCGCTCGGCATCTCGGACAACCCCCAGCTCGGGCCCGGCTCCGACGAGGAGCTCTGGGCGCGCGTTGCGGCGAACGAGACGCAACCGCTCTACGTGAACGCGCAGATCACCGCGGACGAGCAGATGCCGGACACGGCCTCGCTCACGGATCCGCCGACGCCCGTCGGCAAGGGACTCGTGCGGCTGATGGCGATCAAGGGACTCGCTCCGCGCGACGCGGTCGGCTCCGTCGGATTCATCGTGCTCGCGTGCTCGGTGACGACGTCGATCGCGAGCGCGACCAAACTCGTCGACGCGAACGGCCTTCGATACGAAGTGACCGCGTCGGGCACGTACGCGAACGGCGCGCTCGTGCCGATCCAAGCCGTCGATACCGGCGCCGTGACGAACCGCAGCGCGGGAGACGTGCTTGTGTGGTACGGGACGCCCCCCGCGTTCTGCAACCCGAAGCAGAGCGTCGCGACGGGCGGCCTCACCGGCGGCAGCGATCAAGAGAACACCGAGACGGCGCGCTCGCGGCTCATCGATCGCGAGCAGAATCCGCCGGGCTCCGGAAACGCCGCACAGGCGATCGACTACGCGGAAAAATCAACGCCGCTCGTGCAAAAGGGCTTCTGCCACCCGGCGGTGAACGGTCCGAGCACGTGCCACGTCAGCGTGACGGCCGCGCCCACGACCACGTCGCAAAGCCGGCAGCTCAACGCGCTCGTTCTCGCGAACACCGTCGCGCCGTACGTCGCCGGCAAGATGCCCGAGTTCACCGAAGTCGTCGTCACGACAGTGCAGGACGACAGCGTCGACGTCGCTCTCGGACTCACGCTGCCGTCGTCGCCGCAAGCATCGCCCGCGGGCCCGGGCGGCGGCTGGATCGATGGGACGCCCTGGCCGGCCATCAGCGGCACGGGCAGCACCTATGTGAACGTCTCGGCAATCACAAGCTCGACGCAGTTCACGGTCACCGCGCCGACGGCGCCGACCGACGGCATTTCGCACATCTGCATGTGGGACCTCGTGCAAGGCAAGCTCCTGCGCGCGAAGGTGCTCTCTCACTCCGGAACGAGCGGCGCGTACGTCATCACGATCGACACGCCGTTTCCGAACCTCGCAGTGTCGAGCGGCGGCGACTCCGGCACGCTCATCTTCCCCGACGCGACGAACATGTCGACGTACGTCACGGCGTTTCTCACGGCGATGTCGCTTATGGGACCCGGCGAGAAGACAGCGAACGTCAGCGTGCTCGCGCGCGGCTTTCGGCATCCGCCGCCGCAGTCGTCGTGGCAATCCGCGCTCAACGCGACGCAGCTCAAGAAAGTCGAGGACACCGGCGACGAGGTGCTCGACACGGCTTGGTACTACCGCAGCACGATCACTCCGCCGCTTCCCGTGAGCGTGAGTAACGCGCCGCTCATCCTCGTGACTCGCAGGCTCGGGTTCTACCCGATTTGAAGGCGACCGAATGACGCTTCCGAACGTTGCCGACCCGAACGCCGACTACGGCATGCCCGATGGCGGCTTCGCCGACTATCTCAAGTCGCCGACCGATCCGACCACGGACTGGACGAGCGGCAATCCGCCCGACACGACTGGCACCGGCGGTCCGGGCGGCAATCAGCTGATCGTCGACGTCGCCGGCATGACGCGCACCGCGCGGCGATGCTGGGCGCGATTCGTCGCTGGCACATCGCCCACGATCGCGACGCACGATGCGAACTGGGGCAACGACAGCGGCGTGAAGCCGCTCGTCGCGCATGGGAGCACGGGCGTTTTCACGCTGACGTGGCCGACGACGATCACCGACAAACTCGGCGTCATCCGGAGCGTCAATCTCCGTTACCCCGAGCGGCCCAACGTCGAAGGTGCGGTTCTCTACTTCGCGCAGGCAACGATGACGTCGCCGACGCTCATGACGGTCTACGTGTTCAATTCCGCGGGCGCTGCGAACGACGCGACCGGCGTGACCATCTTCGTCGCGGCGGGGTGACCGGTGCCGTCGTTCGGCGCGTTCTCTCCGTTCCCGTTTCGGTTCGGCGGCGGAAAGCCTCCGCTCGAGCACCGCGTGAACAGCGTGCTCGCGCAACTCGGCACGACCTACACGAAGGACACGACGGGCATCGTGTGGCTCCGCGCGATGGCGTGGGCGCGCGTCTTTTGGGACGTGTGGGAGACCAATCAGCGCCTCGCGAATCAGTGGGATCCGCGTCGCATGACGGACTTCCTCGGACGCTGGGAGAAGATCCTCGCGTTGCCCGTGGGTCCCGATGACTCGCTCAGCGTGCGGCGCGCTCGCGTCGGTGTTGCGAAGGCGCGCGCCGGTTACGCGAACGCGGCGGCGATCTTCTCAACCTCCCTCGCGTACCTCGGCGCGAGCGTGTTCGTCGGCATCATCACGAGCTCGAGCTCCACCGCCGTCGTCTGGACGCCGAGCGGCTGGCCGATGGGCTCACACCCCGTCTTGCCGACGGACCCGGACTGGTACTCGACGGTCGCGTACGTCGCCGTGAAAGTTCAGAAGCCATCGACGATGGATGACGGCGAGTTCTACACGAAAGTCGGGAGCGTCCTCCCCGCGCTCGACGCGATCCTTCCGTCGTGGGTGACGTTCGATTGGTACCGCGAAGACATCTCCGGTGCGTCGGGCTTCTTCCTCGACGACACACACAATCTCGACGACGAGGCCTTCGACTGACCCATGTTCACACGAGTCAAAGGCGGCGGCTGGGCCGCGCACGAAAAGCTCACGAGCGCGCAGCAGAACCAACTCGACATCGATCACGCAAACGCGATCGATGGTGCGGGCGGCTCGGCTGGCACGCCGTACGCGCCCACGACGGCGATCGTCGTCGGCGGCGAGGGCATCGACCACGTCTACCTCGCTGACCTTCCGACGCTCAAAGCGATCGACACGACGAGCATCGCCGATGGCGCCGTGCGTTGGGTGCTCAACCTCGGGCGCTTCAAGCTCGACAAGAGCGTCTACCCGACGTTCACGGAAGATCTGCCCCTCGTCGTGGCGCCGACGACCGGCACTGGTCGTTGGTTCGCGCAAGACGCGGGAGCGATCAACCAGTACGTACGCACGTTCACCGCGTCGGGAACGGTGACGTGGAAATGCCCGCCGAATCTCGCGCTCATCCTCGTCGAGCTCGTCGGCGGAGGTGCTGGCGGCGGCAATGGCGCGAACACTTCAAGCGCGACCGACGACGCTCCCGGCGGCGGCGGCGGCGGATCCGGCCTCCGCTTTCTCGGCGTTGTCGCACCGGTCGGGAACACAAATCACGACGTGACGGTGGGCGCGGGCGGCACGGCGAACGTCGGCCTTGGCGGCGGCAACGATGGTCGCGACAGCTCGATCCAGGTTCATCTCGGCGTCGTCCTCGCGACCGCGAAGGGTGGGCAGGCGGGATCGGGAACGCTCGCAAACGCGGGCGCCGTGCTTGTTCCGGGTGGCGCTGCCGGTGGCGCGAGTCTCGGCTCCCCGACGGCGATCCTTGGAACGCAAACGCTCTGGCCCGTCGCGTCGCTCGGCGCGGGTGGTCACACGACCAACGGCGTTGTCGCCGGGCAGCGCGGCGGCTCGTCGCCGTCGTATCTCGGTGGTGCCGGTGGTGCGAAGGGCACGACGGCCACGAACAAAGGCGGCTCCGGCGGTGGTGGCGGTGCGGCAGGCTTCGGCGGCGCAGGCGGCGCAGGCGGTGCGGGCGGCAACGGCACGGCGGGCGCAGCAGGCGCGCCGCAAAACGGCGCAGTCGGAACTTCCGCAGCTGCGAACACGGGCGCAGGCGGTGGCGGCAGTGGTGGCGCTGGAGCTGCCGGCTCTGGAAGTCCGACGATTGCCTCAGCGGGCAACGGCGGCAGCGGTTGGGTGACGATCCGCGGTTACGCGCGATTCAGTTGATCGTCGCGAGGCGACACGTGCCGTTGACGGTGTTCCAGCACTGCGCGCCGGTCGGCGGCGACTTGAGGCACGACGTCGGCCCGCTCGGACCGATCCAAACCCATGGTGACGTCGCGTCACACGCGCGCGGACCATCCGATGTGATGCAGGCGCTCGAGTTCACGAAGCCGAACGTCCCGCCCATGATGTGGCAGGCGTTGCCGATCGCGCACGGCTGGTCGCTGCACTTCGAATAGGTGCCCGAGCCGTCGCTCCACTGAAACGGGTACTGCTCGCACGTCGAATAGCCCGCGTGGGGGTCGTTTGGATCGATGGGTCCGATCTGGCAAACAACCTCGGTCGTGAGCGCTTGCGGAGCATTCGAGGTCGGATCGGGCGAAGAAGACGAACAGCCCACGAGCGCGACGCACACGGCAGCCAACGACAAAGACCTCATGTACGTACTCTAACCACGCAGACGTCGAGTCGAAAGCACGTTCACGGTCATTTACGATCACATCCGGGCTTGATTGACAGTTTGCCATCGGGCGTAGTGACAAATGGTTCTTCGCATGGCGACGAAGACGCTTTGGGCGCGACGAGCACGACGGTTCGCGGCGGCGGCGCGCCAGGTTGCGCGGTTCCTGGATGGTTCTCCGGCACATCGAACATGCCGACGACGTCAACGGCTTTTCTCTCAACGTGAGCCGCGCTCTCGTAAGCGAAAATATCGAGCACGACCGCGCAGAGGCGCGCGTACGAGCCTGCCACGATTGAACCAACCGCACCCGCGGCACCAAACGAGAACACGTTGCCTGCGTCGCTTTGCATGAGGCCCTCGAAGCTCGGCGCGGGAGTGGATCGGTCGACCTTGATCTCGATGATGCTTCCGGAGAAGCACACTCGCTTGCCGCGCTCCGCATCGATGTCGCGCGTTGCGAGGCCGTAGTTCGTCTCGTCCCGCTCGGTCGCAACGTCCGACCATCCCATGTGGACGGATGCCCATTGCGCCATGAGGTCCGCACCGGCGCTGTGCTGACCAGTCGCACGCTGACCAAACTGCGGCTTCACGAACACGAGCGCATCAAAGAGCGACCGCATGTCCATCACCGTCTTCGGCCTGGGCGCCACGACGTCGGTCACGGCGATCGGCTCGACGGGCTGAGGTTGATGCGGCGGAAACGCCCACAACGCCACGCCAAACAGCGTCGCGCCGAGGATCAGAATCGCGAGTAGCCAACCAGTGCGTGCGGACACGGCGCGAGCGTACGCGCAGCCGCCGTCACGTCGCAACCAGAGCACGGAACACGAATGACCTCAGCGATCTGCACCGTGAACGGCCTCTCGACCGTCGGGGGCGTAGACGTCGCCGACGACCTCGGCACCGTCACGATCCAACTCGTCGACCTCGCCGCCGAAGAGTGGAGCATCAGCGTCGTCGGAACCGACGACCTTGTCGCGACGCCGTCGCTCTCCATCAACTACACAACGAAAACGGCAACATTCACGAAGCCCGCAGGACCGTGGTCGCTCATCCTTCAGTCGCAGGTCGACAACGGCAAGGACATCAACCAAAAGCCGCAGCCGACGTACACGACGACGTTCAAGATCTCGGTGCTCGCGTCCGGCGCCCTTCGTCTCCTCGCAAGTAACGAGCGCGCCGAAGGATCGGCATCGTTCGGTTGGATCACCGTCTTCAACGCGCTCGTACATGCAGGCGGCGGATCATCGAGTAGCGGCTTCTCGTCCGTACTCGCCATCACCGGCACGGGTACGACGGTTCTCACGCCGACGACGGGCCGAAACCTCGTCACGCTCGCCAGCGTCACCGGCGCACTCGTCGCCGAGTTCCCCGCCGCCCCCACCGTCGGCTGCTCGTTCCTTTTCAAACTGAAGGACACGAGCATGACCCTCTCGAGCGGCGCGCACACGTTTCAGGTGAACGGCAACGGACATCACGTCGAATTCGAGGGCTCCAACGACGCAGGCGGCACGGACCTTTCGCCCGTGTTCGGAATTGACAACTTCGGGTCGCCTGGCGGCGGCGCGATTGAATACGCATGGGACGGTTCAACATGGCTCAGCGTCTAGCGCCCCTCATCACGCTTCTTTGCGCGTCGTGCGTCTCGTACGTGCCGCAAGACTTTATGTCGGCGAGCGCGACGAAGAGCGCCGCGCCCAAGCTTGGATCGGTGACGCCGATCCAATTCGCGGGCGACCTCTCCGGCAACTACTCGACGCAAAACGTCCTCAAGTGGCGGAACAAGTCCCTCGACGCGACGACGATGGGCGCGCCGACGGATGCGCAGATCCCGATCTACGTGAACGGGTCGAGCGCGTGGAAGTCCGTCACCATGTCGGGCGACGTCACGCTGAGCAATGCGGGTGTCGCGACGGTCGCGTCGAGCGCCAAGGGCATCACGCAGCTCACGGGCGAAGTGACGGCCGGTCCTGGCTCTGGATCTCAAGCGTCAGTGGTGACCGGGCCGTTCTCACAATCCGCACTAGCGTGGGGGGCCGGCGTTTCGGCAGCGTCGCTCGGTACGAACAAAGCTGGCGCGACGCTATCGCTGCAAGCCGACGTCGGCGCGAACGTCATGCGGCTCGCTGGCGGCACGCAAAATGGTTTCGCGCTCGGCGCAAACCCTGCAACCGTCGGGCACTTGCGGTCGCCCAATAATTTTGTGTGGATGGCGCGCGACGCGTCGAACGGCAGCGACCTCGCCGTCGTCACATTGAACTCGTCCAACGAATTCATCTTTGGTGACCTTGCGTCGCAAGCCTCGTACATCGAAACGAACTGCTTAGCGAGCGGCGCAATTTGTCTTGCAGCAGCCGGCGGCTGGGGCCTGGAGTGGACGTCTGGTCAGCTTCTCAGCGTCAACGGCGGGCTTACGATCGGCACGCAACTCGGCGCATCATACATGACGACGATCGTCTCTGGTAGTGGCGCAACGAATGTCGTTGCGTCAGCGACGGGCGGCGTCGGAACGGGCACCACCACTATCAACGGTGCCCTAAAGGTGACGACGCGCACGATCACCGGCAACCTCACGATCGACACGACGACAACGGACAACATCGTCGTCGTCGACACGTCCAGCGGCGTCGTCTCCGTCACGCTCCCCACGCCCACGAACGGGCGCGAGATAGAGCTGATTGACAAAAAGTCCACGTGGGGCACGAACGTCCTCACGCTCGTGCGCAACGGCTCTGAGAAAATAGACAACGTCGCCGCGTCGCGCGTCGTCTCGACGTCCGGTGCGCGCTGCAAAGTGTGGAGTGACGGAACCGATTGGTACACGGGGTGCTAAACATGAAACTTCGATACTTTGCAATCCTCGCCCTCGCGGCCTGCGCCTCCCTTCCGGCTCCCGCGCCCACGACACCGCCGACGACTCCCGCGCAGCAAGCGCCGTTCGTCAAGTCGCCCATCTTCAAGGCGTCGTTCGCGCAACAAGCGTTCACGGGGGGTGGCACGTTCACGCCTCAAGGCGGCGTCACCGACGTCATCGTGTGCGGATTCGGCGGCGGCGGCGGCGGCGGCGGTGGCGGCACGGCGTCTGCCTCCAATTCGACGACGGGGGGCGGAGCGGGAGGCGGCGCCGTTTACGCGTGCGTCCCGGTCGCCGTGACGCCAGCTACGGGCTACACGGTCACTGTCGGCGCAGCGGGCGGCGTTGGGGCTCCTGAAAACACGGGCGGCGTTGGGGCTGACTCGTCCTTTGGCTCGACACTCGCGGTATTTTCTGGGGCCAGCGGCGGCGGCGCGGGGAGCCACAACACCGTCGCACTTGCGGGCCCCTTCGGTGGAGGGTTCATCAAGCACGGTGCGGCCGGCTCGCTCTGCGTAGCGTCTGCCCTCGTCACGCCTGCGGCCAGCATCGATGTTGCGACCGGTCCCTGCGGGGGCCGCGGAGGCTCGAGCGTGATCGGCACTGGTACGAGCAATCCCGGCATCCTCGGAAATCAGCAGTGGATGAGCCTAGGCTCCGCGATCTACACGGGCGGCGCCGCCGGCGCCGCTGGGGGCGCAGGAAGCGGCACCGATATTCCAGGCGCGGGCGGCGGCGGCGGCGCCGCTGGCCCGCAGGGCGCGGGCGGCGCGGGAGGTGCAGGAGGAAACGGCAACACTGGCGGCGCGGGAGGTAGCGGCGTTGTGGGAACGTCCGCGAGCGCCAACACGGGCGCGGGCGGCGGCGGCGGCGGCGGCGGCGGCATCGGGACGACGACAAGCGGCACAGGTGGCACGGGCGGGACCGGCGGCACAGGCGAAGTGTGGGTGTACTGGTGGGACTGAAAGACATGCCCAACAACGACACGCCTTCGCCGCCCGACACGCCGCGTGACGGCATTCACTCCACGGTCGACGTGGGCTCGCTCGCCGAACGCGCGATCGACAAGGCGCACGACGCGAAGAAGATCGCGATGCACGCCGACGACCGCTCGGCGGAAGCGCTGCAGCTCTCGAAGAAGCACGCCGAGATGATCGAGCTGCTCCCCGCGATGAACACGAAGCTCGAGCTCGCGCTCCGTCCGCGGGCCATTCACCCGATAGTGCAGGGCACCGTCGCAGTCGCGGCGATCTTCTGGACGCTCTTTCTCGGGTCGATCGCGTACACGCTCGTCCACCCGACGCCCGCGCGCGCGTCGGTGCCCGTCGTGGAGACGGCCAGGCGATGAGCAATAAGAGCGATCCGCCGAAGCTCGACGAGCCGTTCAAAAAAGAGCTGGCCTCGTTCGCGCTCTCCGCATTCGACGATCCCGACGAGATCACGAAAACGACGCTCGCCGCCGCGCGGGCCATCATCGCCGACGGCAAGTCCAACAGGCGAGACGCGGATTCGACGCGCTCCCTTCTTGCGATCCTCGGCGTCGTGTCGGACCTCCGCAAACAGCAACGGCAGCTCCGTCGCGCGTTCGCGATCGTCGCGCTCTTCGCGCTCGCGCTTTGGATGCTCGAGAAGTTCGGGCTGATTCAGTTCACGCTCGTTCACCACTGAGTTCGACGCGGCATCGGGTGTAGCCCGCTGGTCCGCTCGTCCGAAGGCGAAGCGCGGCCTTGATCGCGCCCGTGAGGGGCCAAGCGGCAGCCAACGAAAAGCCCACCATCACCGCGCGCTTCGGCGCGCTGAGGACACGAATGTATCGAGGCCCGATGACGTGCGCCTACTGCGGCGTCACGCAGCCCATCGATGCGTTCCCGCTTCTGCACTGGGCCGAGTGCCACACGTGCTTTCAGAAACACGCTCAGGAGAGAACCATCATGAACCCGCTCAAGAACTTCGACTACAAACACGCGCTCGCGCTCATTGCGTGCGGCGCCGTCCTCGGCCTCGCTCAGGTGCCCGCGCTGAAGCCGTTCGACACGGTGATCTACGCGGTCGCAACGCCGCTCTTCCTCTACGCCGGCATGGCGCTTCCGCAACTCGGCGGAAAGAAGGACGCGTCGTGAAGCGCCTCGCGATCCACGGTCTCCTATGCGCCATCGGTTGGGGCTGTCTTGCGATCACGACCGTGCGCGACGTGCGCGCACCGCGAGCCATCCCAGTGCTCTCGCTCGAAGCGTGCAGCGGCAATCCGCAGCAGGACGCGAACACCGCGAACGATTGGATCAACGGCTTCCTCAACAGCGCGCAATACGCGTGCACCCAGCTCTCGTCGCTCACGAGCGCGCCCGAGCTCGCCGTCGCGTGCGGCATCATCAACATCGGCGACAAGCTCGCGCCTGCGGTGGAGCACTTCATCGAGTCGCTCATCCTCGGACGCCAAGCTGCGGTCGCGAAGGGCTTGATGTTCGATCGCGCTGGCGCGGTCTGGTTCAAGCCGGCGCTCGACGGCGGCGCGCAGTGAAGCTCGGCAAGGGCCTTCGTCGCGACAGCGCCGACCATCCGTGGCGGAAGAAGCAGCGCGACGCGCGGCATCTCCTCGGCGGTTCGTCGCACATCGGAGTGAAGCGCGCGCCCGGTACCGCCTTCCTCCTCCGCGCGTTCGAGGGGCCAAAGTTCGATCAGCTCGGCTGCGAAGGGTGCACAATGCACTCGTTTTCGTCCGGGCTCACGATCGTTACGAACTTCGTGAGCACGCCCCTCGGCTTCGTCGCGTCGCCGCTCGACGGCTACGTCGGCGCGCGGTGCATCGGGCGCGCCGGCGCGGTCGACGTTCCGCTCGCGGACGACGGCGCGATGCTGGCCGACCTCGCCACGTACGTCAGCCGCTTCGGCGTGCGCCCGATCGGCGCGCTCAACCCGCGGGGCTTCACCGACGTCACGACCGGACCGGGCGGAAACGTCAACATCGAGCCGAACCTCCCCGCGCTCGAAGAAGACGCGCAGGCGCTCATCGTCGGCGAATACCGCCTCGACCTCGCGGCACTCACGATCGTCGACGACCTCTGCGCGCTGATCGACAAGGGCATCCCGCCATGGTTCGGCGGTCCCGTCGGCGCGCGCTTCGAGGGCTACCGCGCCGGCGATCCTGCGTGTCCCGCTGAGCCCACCGGCGACGGGCACGCGACCGTCGGCACGGGCTACTTCGTGAACGACGATGGGTCCGTCGACTTCGACATCCTCTCGAGTTGGAGCGCCACGTTCGGAGATGACGGGCACGCGCGCGTCTCGAGCGCGTGGGTTCTGTCGCAGTGGGACGCGTACGCGCTCACGGTTCGGAGGGCAGCATGATTGTCCGCGTTCGTGTCCAGCGATTCCTCTACGGGCTCGCCACGTTGGGCGTCTTGGCGGCGCTCGCGTGTCCGCTCGGATGTCCTGGCCCGCAGCCACCCCATCAGGACGCGGCGGATGGGGCCATTCGCGGCACGCCTCAAACGTTCTGCGATTCGCTCGCGCGCAACGGCTGCAAGGCGGGACTCGATCCGCACTGCGTCGATGTGGTTGCCAACGCCGTCGACGCGGGCCTCACGAGGATCAATCTCACGCTCTGCGCGAACGCGCAGTCGAAGGACGCGGTCATCGCGTGCGGTGCGTCTTGCGAGTGAAGCGCCGTCCGACGCCGGCGTCCGTGCATCGCGAGGTGCGCGTGTTGAGGAAGCTCGTCATCGATCTCGCTGAGGCGCTTTACACGCACACGCGCACGGACATCGCGCCGGATGCCGCTCTTCCAAAGATGCGCCGGATCGTCGTTCGACTGCGAAAGGATCATCAATGAAAACGGTTGCTCGCTCCGTCGCGTCCCTCGCGATTGTCGCCACGCTCTGCTCGTGCGCGATCGTGAAGTCCGTCGTCGACCTCGCCGCGTGCATCACCGACCACGCCATCGACGGCGACTCGCTCGCGAAGATCGCGGAGGGCTGCGGTTCCGACATTCCGCCCGTGGTCACGGCGATCATCCAGTCTACCGACCAGCGCGTGCTCTCCTCGAAGGCGCACGTCGAGTGCGAGACGCTCTGGAAGGTCGTCGAGACCCAAGCGCCGAAGCACGAGTTGTGGGGCGATGCGGGCGCGACGTCCGCGAACTGGTCGCTCATCTACGACGGAAACGCCTGTTACGCGCAGACGGTGCCGAGTGTCGGCGGCACGTGTCTGCAGGCGGGCGCACGATGAGAGTCGGCGCGGTTCTGTTCGCCGGCGCGCTCCTCATCGTCGCGTGCGGCTGGAACGCCGCCACGATGAACCCCGAATCGAAAGAGTGGCCGTGCGGCACGCGCGGCATCGTTTGCGGCGGCTCCTACCCGCACGCGTCGTGCTGCTGGCAAGGCGACACCTGCGGCGGCGTCGATCCGGCGTGCCCCGAAGGGTATTGCTGCTGGGTCGGTGACGACGGCAGCGAATTGAAGCTCGGCGAGTCGGGCTCACACCTGCGGATGCGTCCGCAGCGTCCGTAATCCGCATGCCTTTCGAAGATGGGCGGCCGACACCGGACGAGATCGAGCGGCAGCGCGAGGTCGACGCGTATCTCGAGCTCGAGCGATCGCGTTCACTCCCAAAGAAGATCGCCGACGAGGCCGACCAGACCTCGCAGCGGTCGGCCGTCTTTTACAGCGCGCTCGCCGTCGTCATCGCCGTGATTGCCACGTCGTGCGCCGCGCTCGCGATCCACGGCTTCTGATGTTGTGTTTCCGATGCCGCGAGCGCGAGGCGAATCCGGCGAACTTCGGCACCTGCGATCCGTGCGACGACGCCGACCCGCAGGCGTTCGCCTTGTGCCGCGACGTCATCGGCGAGACCTCGTCGGATCGGACGACGCGCGAACTGCTCGAACTTCCGTGGAGGGCGTGACGTGGACTCACTCGACGACGACGACGACAAGACGCCGACGGAGTCGCCGAGCGCGATGCACCGGCTCGGCCTCGCGACGTGTTTCGTGTGCGATGGCGCGCGCATCGTCGACGGGAAGAAATGCGAGAAGTGCGGCGGCGGCGGCCGCGTCACGCTCACCGAGTTCAACGCGCACCTCGGGCTCAAGCCGTGAGCGACAAGGACGGCGCGAGCTTCATCGCGGTGCTCTCGTGCAGCGCGGGACACTCGCGCGAGATCCCGAACGTCGATGTTGAGGTCATGAAGTGGCTCAAGGCGAACGTCGAGAAGCGGATCCCGCGCTGCGACAAGTGCTCGCGGCTCATCACGCGCGTGGAAGAAAGGCGGCTCTCATGATCGTGTTCAACGCGACACCGGGATGCGAGTGCGAGACGTGCGTCGCCATTCGTCGCGCTACGCCGCGCATCCCCACGCTCGAGGAGCAGAGGCGGCACGATCGCTTCATGCGCGAGCTCTCGAATCCTGAGCGCAAACCACTGCGCGATCGCATTCACACCGGCTGAGGAGAACGACCATGCCCCATTACGCAGACGGATCAGAAGCCCACGTCGGAGACCAAGTCATCGCGCCCGTGTTCAACAGCGGCGGGCCGAAGGGCGGCACGATCGTGTCGATCACACCTGGCGTGGAGTCGTGCAACGCGATGGTCCAGTTCACGGAGGTTACCGAGATCGACGCACCGAGGCCGCGCATGGCGGTGAGTGCGAGGCCAGAACTCGTGAAGTGCGAGGCGCACGGCAGCGGCGGACGCCTCGTCGCGCTGTGGACGTGCGCGGACTACTGCGACACGAACAAGCTCACGTGCATCGCGTCGCGCGCGGTCATCGACGGCAAGCTCACGCCGGCGCCGACATCGTGACCGTCCAAGGCATCGACGCGAGCGCGTTCAGCGGCAACCTCGACTGGGACGCCGTCGCCCGCGACTGCGGCTTCGTGTGCCTCAAGGGCACCGACGGCATCAATGACGTAGACCGGACGCTGCTCTTGCGGGCGAACAACGCGCGCCGCGTTGGACTCGGTGCCGCGATCGTCGTCTACCACTTCGGACACGTGCGCCACGGAATGAAGCAAGACGCCGACGAGCAAGCGAAACAGGCGATGGACGCCATGGCCAAGGCCGGCGGCTCGGAGATGTGGCTCGACATCGAGATGGATTCGGTGAGCGGCGGTCAGCACGGGGGGATCGCGAAAACGCTCCTCGACCCGCATGCCGATCCGGACATCAAAGCCGCCCTTCATGACGAGGTCCGCGCGTTCGCCGAGTTGTTCGTCGTGACGTGGGAGCAGATCCTGGGCGGACCGCTGGTCGGGTATTCGAGCCCGGGCGAGATGGCGACGCTCGGATTGGATCAGGTGAGCGCGTTTACGTCGCTGCCGCTCGCGCTCGCCGAGTACATCGCTCCGCCAGGAACGGCGAACGTGAACGTCCCGACGCACGCTCCGAAGCTGCCGACGCCGTACACGTCGTGGCGCTACTGGCAGTACGGCGGCAACTGCCCGCGCTACGGCGGCAACGTCGACCTGCTCGTGCGCAACGACGCACCCTAACCTCTCGGCCGCGACCCCTCCTCCCCGTCGGCCCTCCCGCGCCCGCTTGGTCCCTCCGCCGGGATCGAGCGGGCGCTTCTCTTATTTTGTGAGGTGCACCATGTAACCCACGTCCCCTGAGCGCGCTGGAGCGGCGCATCTCGAGCGCGACCGTTCGCAGCACCCAACCCGATCCGCCACCGCGGGTCGGGTTTTCGTCTTTTGTTCGCAACGTCGGTGCCGCTCGCGCCGATGGGGTCACGTGACGGAGGATTCGCACTGCGTCACCGCGTAAGGCTTCACCCTGCGCGCGTCGCCTCGGCCCGACTCGCGAGCGGGCTTCGGCGGCGGTTACATGCGTAATGCACGCATCGTTTCCCCCCAGTTGCCCAACGCGGTGTCATTTCGTGGTGCACGACGTATCGCAGCGGTCGTGCCTGTCTCGGAATCCCCTGCAGAAAAGCCGACATCCCGCGTGAAATGACGTCGTTTGAAAAAGTCGGGTTCGGGACCGGTGTCCCGCTCCAATCAGAACAAAAGCTAAGTCGTAACCGTTACTTCCGCGACGCGCCCTCCGGCCGTTTCCCCCCAGTTGCCCTTTCCAGTGTCGCAACGGCGGCGGTCCGATCCCCGTCGAGCGCGTGGATGTAGAGCGACGTCGTCTCGAGGTCGCGGTGGCCCATGAGCTCCTGCACGGCCTTGATGTTCGCGCCGCCGCGGACGGTCTCCGAGCCGAACGCGTGCCGAAGCGAATGGAACGACCACGTCGGCGTGATGCCGAGACGCTTCTGCAGCGCGACGAAGCACTTGTAGAGCTTCTGCCGCGTCGGGATGCGCCCCTGCTCGTCCGCCATGAGGAGCTCGCTCGGATCTCGGTCGCGAATCGCCTCGCCGAGAATCGCGCGAAGTGGCAGCGCGATCGGGATGTCCCGCTCCGCGTCGCCCTTCGTCGACCACACTTCCTCGTTCGAGAGCGCGCGCCGGATGTGGAGCACGCCTTTGCGCAGGTCTACATCCCCGATGCGCGACGCGCGCGCCTCGCCGTTGCGGTTCGTGCCGTAGTACGCGAGCGCGATCGCCGTGCGCAGCCACCCCGAGCTGCCATCCAGGCACTGCTCGACGACGTCGCGCGACGGCGCCGACGTGAGCTTCCGCGATTGCCGTTCCACCTTCGGAAGCGCTGGCATCGTGGCGATCGCACCGTGCTCGTGCGCCGTCGCGAGGATGCGCCGGAGCAAGATCAGGTGCTGCCGCGGCGACGAACCGCGTTTGCAGATGAACGCCTCGAGCTCGCGGAACTCGCGCGCGCCGATCTCGTCGATGCGCGTCCGCCCGAGGACCTCGATGATGCCGTGCTGCGTGAGCACGCGGCCGTAACGCTCACGCGTCGCCGGGCTGTACTTCGGCTTCATCACGAGCGGCTCGAAGTCGTCGCGCACGAACCGCTCGAGCGTCACCGCCGCCGGCGACGCCTCCGCGCTCCCATGCTCCACTGCACGCCGACGCAACCGATCGGCCTCCGCGCGCGCTGCCGTCTTCGTTTGGACGGATGCGTCGCGGCGGAAGCGAGCTTCGCGTCCGTCTTTGTCGCGATATCGAAAGTCAATGACCAGGATCTCGCGGCTCCCACGCCGCTCGATGCGAATGCCGTCTCTATTTCGTGCGCCCATGAAGTTTCCTCCTCGGACGCCACTCACGCGTGACGCGACGACGTTAGCAGAGTTATACACTCGGTCATCGCGTGCGTTCCGGAGGCCATCGGTTGATACGCGCGACGCCGGCCTGCTTGATCCACATCGGATGGTGAATCGGGCAGAGGTGGCGGTCGTCGCCGATCTCTCGCGCGTGGCCCGGAACAAAGCGGGAGATCGCACGTCTTGCCGCGGCCCATCGGCCAATCGCAGAGGAACGCGCCTTCTCGGTCGCAACTCGTCTCGCGGCACATCTCCATCTTGAAGTCGCCGCAGATCGTGATGAGGCCGGGGTCGTCGAGCGCGTCGTTCTTCGCGTCCCACGCTGCTTTGATACGTGCGTTGTTCGCGGCACCGAGCTTGGGGTCGGGCTCGTACTCGTTGTCGTGCCCGCTGATCTCCCGGACCATCTGCCGCTGCGTCATGGGCTCGGGTCGATATCGGTAACAGGGCATCACGCCACCTCGCGATCGACCCGCGGCACGTGCACGCGCCAGGTCGTGCCGAGCTTCTTCGCGACGACGCCCATCCCGAGCTCAGCGACGATTTGCCCGTTCACCTTCCGCGCGGCGCGCCGGCAGCGCGCGCGGAGCGCCTGCGGCTCGAGCTCCAGCTTCGGGGCCGCAGTTTCGATCGTCTCCCATTCCACGCGCTCGCTGGTTTTCATCCTCAACTCCTGCTCTTCAATGCTTTGAGACACCGCGGACACGTCACCGCTGCTTCCTGTTCGCTCCACCGAACGCGCGCTCTCACGGTCCGAGCGCACGCCGTCTGCATGGTCGTCCGGTGCGCGAAGTGAATCGGCTTGGCTTTGAAAGCGAAGCCGTCGGCCATCGCTTCGCGCAGTCTTTCACGCGCGGCCGCGCGCTCCGCAGCCCGGCGATGCCAAAACGCGATGAGCAGAACTGCTCGCGCGCAGAAGCGGTCCTTCCACAGCATGCGCTCGCCGTCGTCGATGCGACCGCGGAGCGTCCTGAAATGCGGCGTGCGCCACGACATGCGCACCGGACAACGGAACCAATAGTGTTCGGCGCGCCGGTAAATGGCGGCGGCGTCCGTGCTCGTCATGATCATCGCGTCACCTGTGTGGCGATGGCGCCGTCGAAGCGCTCAAAGGTCGTGTCGTACGCAAGCATGAGCGGATGCCGCGGCTCGTTGTCGGCGGTGCGCCCGAAACACATCGGCGACGCCTGCATGACGAGCGCGCGGAGTGGCTGGGCGAGCTCGCGCTCGGCGCGAGACGGAAACCGCCCCCACGCCGCGATCCGCGTGTCCGAGTAGCGCAGTGCCGCGCGGAGCATGTTCGCGTTCGCGGGCCCAACCTGGTCGCCGGCATCGCGCAGCTTTCGCGGATCGGTCGCGCGACGCCCGAAGAGATTCACTACGATGAATCCAGCGTGCCCGAGCCGCTGCGTGAAGCCCGTCACCTTGCGGATGGTGGGATCATCGAAGCGCGCGTCGGCGGTGCTTGGATTGAGCATGATCCACACGGCGAGCGTGCCGCGTTGCCACGCGCGGTGGAGCATGTATCGGTACAGCCCTCCGCCGCCGAAAACGGCCCACGAGCCCCAGACGCCTTCGGTCACGATGCCGAGCCGCGAAAAGTCGGGCGGGTTCATGTGGTGGTGTCTCCCATGATGAAATCCTCGACCGCCTCGACGATCCACCACGCTTGATGCTCGCGCGCGAACTCGAGCGCGGCGACGATCGCAAAGTCGCGCTCCTGCTCCGCACACAAGGCGTCACCGCGCGAGATGGTGTTGCCGCCGGTGACGTGGCACCGCGAGAACGTGAACGCCCACGCGAACGCGACGCCTTGGGCGTCAAGCGCGTCCCATTCGGCGCGCGACATCTCGCACCACTGCCGGCCGTCGTCGAACGAACCGAACTTCATCCGACGCGCCTCCGTCGCTTCGCGCGCTCGTCCTGCTCCTCGTTCCAGTCGTCGACGAGCTCCTGCTCGACGCGGGCATCGACAGCTACGCGCTGCTTCCGCTCCTCTGCCGTTTTGATGACCGCGAGGACCTCGGCCGCCGTCTCCGGATCGAGGTCGTGCAACTCGCACGACACGCTCACGCCGTGGGTCCCGCGCTCCGGATCGACGCGCAGTCGATAGACCGCGTCGGGCCCACCGTGGATGTGGACGCCATCGCCGCGTCGCGTTGCGTCCGTGCTCGGATGCCCACCGACGACCGCAGCGATGCGCGCGGCGACCGCCTTCGCGTCGTGGACGTTGGCGTTGTGGCGATCGACGTACGCGCGCGCGATCGCGTATTCGTGATCGTAGCCGGGGATGAGCCGGCGCTGGATCTCCCGTGCGATGGCCTCTGGCGTGCGCGTCGCAGCGCACGTGATCTCCGCGCGCTCGCGCGAGCTCCAATACGTCGGCCCGTCCGCGAACTTCGGCCACATCCCCGCGATCGACACGCGGCCCTTCGCGGACCATGAGCCGACCATCACGCCGATGCGCGCGCCGTCCGCACGAACGAGGTACGCGATGTGATCGTACGCGGGCTCGAACGTCCAGCCCGGGAGGTGCGGCGCGATCGCGGCGGCGAGCTCGGGAGCCTTCATCGTGACCGCATCGCCTCTGCGTTGCGCAGATCGATCGTTGCCGCGCGATGGCTCAGCGCGATCCATCCGCGTGTGCTCTGGGCCTGCGCGAGCGAGCGACGGAGTGTCTCGATGTGCTCGTCCGCTTCAAGCAGCTCTCGGCTCGTGCGAAGCACATCAGCTCGCGCTCTCTCGACCCATGCGTGCGCGTCGAACTTGAGAATGCCAGTCACGCATCACTCCGTTTCGCTTTGCAGGCCGAGCAGTTCACCTCGTTCCAGTTCATCGACACGACACGGAACCCAAGCTCGCCGCAGAGCACCTCTTCGTCGATCCCGGTTGGACCGAAGTGGACAGCGATGACGGGGGATTCCGACTCGGAATGGCGCGCAGCTTCCGCGAGTTCACGCGACGTCAGCGCGCCAGTCCAATTGCTTCCCCTGCGTGTGTGGATTTCTTTGGCGACAGCGCACGCGTCGGTGTTGCGTCCGTAGCTCGACGCGATGAGGTCCTCCGCCTCCGTGAGGTCGATCGTGTCCTCAAGTTCCGAGATGCGCGCTTTCAGCGACGCATTCTCATGCAGCAATGCGTCGACCTGCTGCTTTGCTGTCCACGTGGCCCGCACCTTCGCGTCTTGTTCGCGATAGCGAGCGATCCATGTAATGACGTGATCCTGCTCGCCCTGTTCGATCGCTTCGATCAGCGCCTTGGCGGCACATTCACGCATCGTCGACGTCATTGCGACGTCCGAGCACGCCGCACACGGAGGATGCTCCAGAACGTTCGGTGGCAACACGATCGTCTGCGACACGCTGACGCTCGCCTCGATCTTCGCGTTACGGCCCTCAAGTGCGATGATGCGTGCTTTCGCAATGTCGATCTTCGCGCCCAACGCGTCGCAATCAGACTGCAGCCCGCTGGCCCACTGCTCGGCGGCCTTGAGCTTCTCGACGAGCGCCATCACGACCGAGCCGCTCTCGTTCGGGAGCTCGTAGACGCTGCGCATCTCGGCGAGCTGCGCTTTGAGCGCGTCACGGCAACGCGCGGCGGTGTGCTCAAGTCCGGTCGCGGGCTCCCGGTTGTAGAACCCACCACTGCCGCCGTCCTCGTGCTCTGTCCCGCAGTGCTCGCAAATCATTGGGCGAGCTCCCGCGCTCGACAGAACGAGCACTTGTCCTTCGGCAAGCACTTCATCGGATGCCTGCCCCACTTCTTCACGCACGGCACTTCGGCCATCTCGGACAGGCGGCGCTCGAGCTCGGTGCAACGGCGAGCGCGAGCGGCGAGTCGGCCGATGTAATCGTCCGTGACGAACACCATCTTCCCATTCGGCGCGCGCTGGTTCCACGCGGCAATCGCCTTCGCGATCGCCTCGTCGTAGGTCTCAGCGCACGGCTCGTCGGCGAGCTGGCTGAGCGTGATCGCGGGCCCCTGCGTGTGGCAGCCACCGCACTCGGCGTAGACGTACGTCTCGCCGCACGTCGTGAGCGAATCGTCGTCGGTCGAGACTTCCGTGCTTCCGCAGAACGGACACGGCGTCGGCGCGGTCACCACGACACCTCCATGCACGGGTTCGGGTCGTATCCGAGGTGCTCGCGCGCGAACTCGACGATGCTCGGCCAGAGCTGCCCGATCCAATAACCGCTGCAGCCGCACACCTCGCGAATCGTCGCGTTGTATGCGCTCGCCCACGCTCGGCAGCCGCTGCAGAGCGCGTGATCGCTCCACGAACCGTCGTAGAGCGTGGCGACGCGCACGTACGTGTCGCCGGGCGCGATCGTCTCGTGGCATTCCTCACACGTGTGCGGCTTGCGCGCGCGCCGTGTCGACTCGCTCCAAACGTCCACCGATTCGTCGATACAAACGCACATCAGTACATCCCTCGCGTTCGCTGGTAACCGAAGTAGCCCGCGAGCCACTCGCGCTCGCTCACCATCGAGTTGCGCCACGTTCCTGTCGGGAGGACGACGCGGACGGTGCGCGTGCCGTCTGACGCCGTGAACACTTCGCCGCCGGGCATCTCGTGCTTGTGGATCGCGCTCATGGCGTGCTCCGAGCGGCCTCTAGCTCTGCGAGCCACGCCGATTTGGGCCACCTCACCTCAACGATGGCGTCCACCACTTGTTCGCGACGCTTGTTCGGGTGCTCCTCACGGTCTTCTAGACCGAGGTGCTGAATCTGTTCTCCGGTCAGGTCGAAGGAGACGACGCGACGCGATGGCGGTGTGTACACATTCCCGTCGCGGTCATCGACCATCGTGCTGGGATCGGCAATGACGATCGCCACGCGGATAGTCGGCGTCATGTTCCGTTCGCCTTCCCCAAGATGTCCTCCGGTACCTCGAAGAAGCTCAGCGCGCCTTTGCACGGCACGAACGGCGTCCGCTTCACGTCGTCGAGCACGAAGGCGTGTTGCTCCGGCGCGTGCCAGGTGTGACGGCATCGCCGCGCGAAGGCGTCGCGGAACGAGCGCGGCTTCTTCACTGGCGAAATCGCCGTGCGAGCGAGGCATGGCGCGATCACGTCCACGATGCGAGCCCGGCCGACGATGCCGCCAAGCTCCATCTCTTTCGACGGGATGAAGAGCGCGTTGTTGGACAGGTCGGTCGTGATGCCGAGGAAGCGATCGCGGAAGTCGACCCACGCGAGCTCGTCGACGACGTCGCTGATGATTTCGCACGCGTCGCTGAACTCGCCGCGATTGCCGACGGTCCCGCTCGCGTGAATGAGAAACTCGCCGCGGAACGCCACGTTCCACTTCCGATTCTCGAGGCGCTTGCCGAGGTAGAGCACGGCGTGTGCCCAGGGCTGGCGAAGAGAGAGAGCTTTCATGACGCGACCTCCCATCGCAGCTTCGTTTGCGTCGGCGCCTTGTCGACGCGCGGCCGCGACTTGCAGTTCCACGACCCACCGCCGGCTTCGCCCAGGAGCTTCCAGCCGGCAGCTCGGAGCGAGGCGCCGCCCTCTTCGGGCAGCGTGTAGGTCACGAGCTTGCGATACCCAAGAGAGCGCGCAGCGCGCCAACTCGCGCCGTAGAGGAACGAGCACGCGTTGCGGTACCCGTTCGTTGCGACCCGCGTGACCTCCGCGGTCCAACCGTCTTGAAGACCGCGCGCGACGGGGCGTCCGACGATTGCGACGCCGACGACGGCGCCCTCACGTCCTCCTGCCGGGTCGAGCGTGAGAACAGCAGCGCCGAGCGCGAAGATGTGCCCGACGACTGGCTTGTGGTGGCGGTGGTGTTGATCGACGAACGCGTTCGCCTCGTCGCGCGTCATGGGCACGAGAACGAGCGTCACGACCCACGTCGCTTTCGCCGTGTCGCGCGCGCGTTGGGGGGGGGCGGCTCCCCGTCGAAAAGCGCCGGCTGCGCCTTCTCGTAGAACGAGATCGCTCGCATCGGGTACCCGAAGCCCATCGAAAGCCCGAACGAGGTGACGAACGTGGCGCCGTCGGGCGGGTTCGGCACGATGTAGTGGACGATGCCGATACGCCCGTTCGGCTTCACGACGCGCACGGCCTCGCGGAGCAGATGCGACGGCCGTGGATAGTCCGTTCCGTAAAGCTCGCGTGCGTAGTGCTCCGAGTACGGCGGATCGATCAACACGGCATCGATGGTCGAGTCCGCAAGCGGGAGCTCGCGCCCGTCGGCGAGAATGTCCGGCTTCGCCTCGGGCCTGATGTCGACGCGCACGCCCTCGCCCCTCGGAAGGCCTCCGGAGCACACGTGCAGGATGCGCGAGCGATCGCAGCGCAGCCACGGAAGCAGCTTCGGAATGAGCGCGGCTGGGTACATCCCGAAGACGCCCGGCGGCTGTTCGCCCGCCTCGAGGTCCTGCATCAGCACGCAGATCGCAGGCCGCTTCGGTTCGCGATCGCCGACACCATGCGCCGGAAAACTCTGACCGTCCGCCATCGCGACGCGCGCTTGTGGGTGGCCGTGGTTCGATCGCGAGCGAGCGATCACGGCGGGAGCGAAGTCCTCGCGTTCGAGTTCGTTATGCGGCGTGCGTTCGCGACGAACAGAGACGTCGCGCGAGCGTGCATGCTTCATGACGCGATCACCTCCGGGCGTACCCATACGGCGCCGGTCGAGAGCGAGAACGCACCGAGCTGCGCTTCGACGAGCGCGACGAGCATGCGCTGCGCGATCGCTTCCGCGGCTGGCGGAGGCACGGCGTTGCCGATGCGCTCGCGCCACGCGCTCGATGAGCTTCCGGCGAGCAGGAGCGGCGCGCCGTCGATGACTGTCGGCAAGCCCTGCAGCGCGGCGAGCTCGAGAGTCGTCAACGGGCGATGCCATGTCCCATCAGCGGCAATGATCCACGGCGTGAACGGCGGCGCCTTGCGAGGGTCGGCAACCGCGAAGGTGCCCGTTGCGACGCCGGACGCACCCGTGATGGTGCCGGCGGCCTGCTCCCACGACATCACGCCGTAGGAACCGTTGTACGCGTGCTCGACGCGTACGTCAGCGACCGCGTATGCGCCGTTTCCCGGGTGCGACTTGCCCGCGATCGTCGGGCTTGACTCGCTCCAGTCGAGGACGGCGTAGCCGTGGTCGTACGCGCGCTTCACGCGTGGATCGGCGACGGCGCCGCCTCCGCTCGATGGCGCCGGCGCGTGGGTGATCGTGCCGACGGGCTGCGACCACGGCGTCACGCGATCGACGTTGCCGAAGCGAGGGTCGGCGATCGCGGGCGCGCCGCTGCCCGGACGCGTCGCTCCGATCACCGTGTGCGCCGGCTTCGTCCAATCCTCGACGCGGTATTTGTTGTGATGCGAGCTCGGTTTGCATGCGCCGAGCGCGATGCGCGGGTCGGCGACGTTCTCCACGCCGTTCGATCCCGATCCGCCGACGGTGCCGGTCGGACCATCCCAGCGTTCGACGCGATGCCGCTTGAACTTCGAGCGTCGGCTTTCGCCATCGGCGAGGACGCCTTCGAGATCGCGCCAATCGCCACCGGCGGGGATGAGCGATAGGCGTACCCAATTGAGCCACGAGATTTTCGGGAGCCGGTGCATGCGGCCCGCGCTCGGGTCCTCTGGCATCGGCAACGTGCCGAGCACCTCACCGCACGCTCTCACGCGCCGCCGCGGCGGCTGGTAGAGAAGCGGAGCGACGCTCGACGCGTGGCGCGCGACGAGGAGATATCGGCGGCGATGCTGCGCCAACGACCCGAGCTCGCCGCAGTCGTGGAAGCCGTCGGAGAACACGTAGCCCGCGCGCTTGAGGAGCGGACGCAGCTCGCGGAGCATCTCTTTCGCGCGGGTCTTGAGCCGCGGCACGTTCTCGAGGAGCACGAGCTTCGGCGGCATCGCCCACGCCGCGAGCATCGTCTGCGTCCACACGAGCGCGAGGCGGTTCATGTCCTTGTACTTCGCGGTCGCGGCCTTCGATTCGCTCAGGAGCCCGGAAGCGCCCTTGCACGGCGGCGACATGAAGACGACGTCGGGAGCGCGGGCGCCGTACCGCGCGCGGAGATCCGCTGGCGCGATCTGCGCGACGTCGACGCACCACGCCGGCGCGCCCGTGAGCTTCTCGAAGTCGAGGCACGCATCGCGATCGAAGTCGAGTCCGCCAAGCGCTTCGAAGCGCGCCTCGTGACCGAGAAGCGTCACGCGAGCATTCAGGAAGCCGCGCGCGCCAGCGCCGAGCCCGCAGAACGGAAAGAGCGCCGTGAAGACGAGCGGCTTCATCCGACGAGCTCCGATGCCAGGACGATCGTGTCCTTCCCATCAGCGATGCCGAGCCCGCGGAGTTCCGCCATCCCGCCGCGGAACGTGCTCACGGTCGGGTCGATCTTCGAGCGTCGTCCGAGGGCGTCGCGATCGCACGTGCCGCCGGCGTCACGCAGCGCGGTCATGAGCGCTGCGCCGCACTTGCCGACCTGCCCGAGATACCACTCGAACAGCTCGTCGCCTTCCTTCGGCAGCCGGAACGACGGCGCCTGCGCGATGCCCGAACGTGTCGCCCGCAGCATGTCGTCGGGCAAGTCCTCGATGAGGCCAGACGCGCGGAGTTCGGCGAGCCCGCCGCGCAGCGTGGACTTCGTCGGGCTGTAGCCCGCGAGCATCGCGACGCGACGACGCGGGACGGGCTTCGGATCGTGCTGGGCGATCACCGCGAGAATGCGCGCGGCGCACGAGCCGAGCGCGCCGGACGATGATGCGGGTCTCTCCCCGCCGTCACGCTGCGACCGGCTGACTTCCTTTCGGACTCCGTGGACGGTCGCTGCTTCTCGTACCTCGCCCGCGTTGGACGAGTTAGACCGCGGTGTCGATGCCCCGACAAGGGCGCCGCGGCCGGAATCTTTCACGCGCGCGATCGCGTCGCGCACCTTGGTCGCCCACTCGCCGATCGGCGCGACTACGAGACGCATCTGCTCGATGCGTGCGGTCCACTCTTCCTCTTCGCGGGCGAGCGACTCGAGGTAGTTTTCGAGCACGGTGATGTCCTCTGTCGAGAGGACGGACACCTCGATCGTCTTCGTCGGAGCGTTCGCGACGCCGACGCGGGCGCTGCGCTCGAGCTCGGCGATCCGCGCGCGGAGCACCTTCGGGTCGTCGGCCTTCGATTGCTCGATCGATGTCGCGAGCTTGGCGCGGAGCGCGTCGAGGTCGACGTCCGCGAGCTTCGTGGGCGAGATCGCGCGCTCGCCCGCCTTCGGTGTGGCGCTCGAATCGAACGTCCGGCGCTCGCGCACGTGCACCTCTTTGAAGAGGTCCAGCCATCCCGGCGACCAAAACCATGCGGTGCCGCGTTCGAGCGCCGGCAATCGCGCGAGGAACGCTCCCTTGTTGTCGTTTGTGTCGTGTTGCTCGATCCACGCCTCGAGGGCCTTGCGGTCCTGCGGCGAGCTCGTGCGGTGACACACGAGGAGCTCGAGCTGCGTGAGCAGGTCTTTGTTCACGCTCGCGGCGCGCTGGTCGATGAGCGCGACGCCGAGGCCGCTCGATCGCCCCTGCCGCACGATCTTCTGGATCGCCCCGACCATCTGGGCCTCCGCGGCGCCGACGCGTTGCGGACAGAACAGGTGGGCTTCGTCGATCACGAGAAGCATCGGCGTCTCCCTGCCCTCCTCGCCCTTGCGGTGGTAGATGCGTCGCGCGAAATCCGTGACAAGCCGGCGCTGGTCCGCCTGCGACTCGAAGTGCCGGAGCGATAGGATCGCCGGGATGCGGTTGTCGACGATGGCGTCCGCCACGAGGGCGCCGTCGCCCGCGCTCAGCGGCACGTCGCCGTGTCGCCCGCCGAACACGACGATCGGATAGGCGCCGCGAGACCCGTCTTTCGACGATCGCAGACCCCACCACGCGTCGGTCGGGTCGATCACGACGACCTGTTGCCCCGCGTCGAGGAGCTCCTCGGTCATGACGACGCACGTGTTCGTCTTGCCGGAGCCACGAATGCCGAGCACGGCGATCGTCTCGGTGACGACGTCGATTGGGATCTCGAGCTTGGGCGATAGAGTGACCATCGGCCCTTGGAGAACGCGAGCGGGCGTCATCGTTTCGGCCTCGATGCCTTGGGCGCGAGCACGTAGCGATGGACCTCGTCCGGGTCGGCGCGCAGGCCCTGGTTGCTCGACGCGTGACTCCGCGTGGTGGTCGCGTAGTACGGCAACACGCCGTCGACGACGACGTACAGCGCTCTCGGCGGCCTCCCGCTCGGCGGCGCAATCTTCTCTCGTTTCACGTTCCCTCCGTGCGCCGTTGTGGCGGCTTTTTCGGCAAGTTTCGAAGTGATGGCGGCGTGAACGCGGGGCATTCCGCGGTGCACGGCGCGAGCTCGGGGTGGCGGTGGCGCACAACCTTCGAGACTTTTCCGGACGAGACGAGATTCTCGTAGGCGACTTCGCCGAGCCGCTCGCTCACCCAGGTTCGCTGCTTCGCCGAGAGGCAGTTGCGCTCGCCCGACGCGATCTTCTCGCGCATCTCGGTGAACGCCTCCGTCGTGTCCTCGTCGAGCGTCGACAGCGTGAGCGCGCGCTCGAGGAGCGCCAGGTCGTCGGTGCGGCCGCTCACAACGCTCCGCCGCATTCCGCGCAGTGCGAGCGCCGATCCGGAAGTGGTCGCTGCGAGCAGTTGCCCACAACGCAGCCATCCGCCACGGCCGCCTTGAGCGGCCAGCCGCAGCGGTCACAGCGCTTTGCTGGCGAGCACGAACACCGCACGCCGATGCTCTCCGACCGCTTCGCAGCTGCGACCGTCGACGGGTCCACTCCGCGGATCGTCGCGATGAACTCGCGCCAGGGCGTCGTCTTGCCGCTGTCGCGGTCCCAGAACGACCACGAGCCGATCTTTCGCGCCGTGACAAAGAGCGTCCACGCATCCTTCTCGAACAGATCGACGCGGTGAAAGTCGTCGGCCGCGATGAAGTTGAAAGAGAATGGCGGAACGTCTCGACGTTCGACGTCGTAGCGAATCGCTTGGGCTAGGCGTGTCGCGACACGGCGCTCCTCGCTGTACCCACCCGCGAGCACGAACGAGACGCTCTGCTCCCACGGATGCGAGTGGAGCGCGGAGTCCTCATCGCTGCGGACGAATCGGTGGAGCATGACCGTGAGCGGCGCGTCGGCGAACTCGCCCTCCTCGCTCGGTCCGCCGAGCAGGTAGTAACGCTCTAGGTACGGCGAGTCGCCGCTGCGGTTCATGATGACGCGCGGCGTGATTTTGCTCGCGAATTGTTCGCACATCGCGCGCGCCAAGTGCGAGAACGCGAGACGAAAGCCGTCGGCAATCACGACGACGCTCGCTTCTCGCTCGCGAGCTTGAACATGACTTCCCGCTCGGTCGCGACGCGCTCGCAAAACTCGTCGTGCAGGTCGTCGATCGTCGTTCGGACCTTTCTTGTGTTCACGCACATCGTCTCGACGAGGCCGGCCAGCCGCGCGAGCACCATCAGCGCCTCACTGGGCTCCAGCCGCGCGCGCGTGAACACGTCGAGCACTTCTTTGCCGGTGGCGGTCAACGTCGCCTGCACGGCGTCCGATGCCGGCAGCGACGGGCCGCGCAGCGGTGCGGCGGTGCGCGGCGCAACAGCGGCACGCTCCGCTTTCTCACGCGCGACCTTTTCGGCTTCGGCACGGGCGTTGGCCTCGTCCACCTCACGGCGAAGGCGCGCCGCCTCTGCTTCCTGCCGGATGCGTGCGGCCTGCGCGTCCGCGTCTGCCTTGCGTCGCTCCGCCTCCTGGCGTTCGCGTTCGGCGCGTGCGTCGGTCTCGGCCTTCTCGCGAGCTGCGCGTTCGTCGGCAGCGACGCGTTTCGCCTCCGTCGCCTCGCGCTCCAGCCGCACGCGCTCATCGGCGGCCGCACGCTCGCGTTCCGCTTCCTGAACACGGCGTTCTTCCGCATCGGCGGCAGCCTTCGCGGCTGCAGCTTCGGCAGCCTCGCGGAGCTCGCGTTCGCGGGTCACGCGCGCATCGCGTGCCGAGCGTGCCGCATCGACGACCTGCGACCACGCGTCATCCGCCATCAGGCCGAGGTCGGCGTAAGTCGCGGGGTTCGCGCCGAACGCGACGAGCGTTTGCTTTCGCGCTTCGCGAAGCAGGTCGCGACGCTTCTCCGCCTGTCGCTCGGCGAACGTTTCCTGCTCGAGCAGATGCTCCTCGACGGGTTCGATGAGCGCGGCGATCACGTTGTAGATGCCATCGATCGCGCGCGACCGAAGTAGCGAGTCAGCTTTCAACTTCTTCCGTGTCTTCTCGGCGTTGACACGAATCTCGCGGAGGGCGAGACGCGACTCGCGAGCGAACTTCATCTCGCGTGTTTGATCCTCGCTCGTGATCTTGATGCTTGCGGCGCGACGAACCCAGTCGTCCGCCTGCGCAAACATCGAGTCGAACGCCGCGCGAAGCGACGCTCCAGTCTCCGCGTCGACACAGTCAACGGCTTGAGCCAACTGCGTGGAGAGAACCAATTCCGTCATGCGACACCCTGTTTCACGAGGTAACGAATCGCCGCGCCCGTGACGCCGTAGCGATTTCCGATTTGTCGAAACGTCAGTCCGTTTGCCCGAAGCTGCCGCGCCTCGGCGCGTTGCACGTTCGTCAGCTTCGCGAAGCCGTTGTCCTCCCCCACGTGACGGACGCCGACGACGTACCGATCGCGGTCGATCATGTCCTTCACGTTGTCGGCGCGCGTACCCTCGTAGAGGTGGTCGGGGCGTACGCAGACGCGGTTGTCACAGCGGTGCAACGCGCACGGCTCCGGCCAACGCCCGTGCGCGAGAAAGAATGAAACGCGATGCGCCCTCAACCATCGGCTGCGACGGCCGCCTTCGAGGATGAGCCCGTAGCCCGAATCGTTCTTGTTCCCGATCCACTCCCAACACGGCCCGAGGTTGGCGACGACGACAGGCCCCGTCTTGTTGACGTGCAGCCAGAACCGATCCGCAAGCGGGGTGCGCGGGCGAGCCATCAGGCAGCCCCCTGGGTGTCATCGATAGACGCGGTGAGAAGCGCTTCGAGAGTCGGTTTCGGTGGCGGAACGTTCATCTCGTCGGCTCGATGGACGCGGTGCTCGACCTCGTCGACGATGCGCACGCCATGGGCGCCGTCGACGCGCGCCATGAGTGCGCGCATCTTTCCCGCGGCGGTCCCGCGTACGCTCTGCTGTTTGACGACGTCCTCGACGGCGCCCTTCGAGATGCGAACCGCGCCGTACGCCGCGTCGCCGAGCTCTTCGAGCAACACCGGTAGCGCGAGCTTCGGTACGAGTTCGCGCGACTTGCTCGTCACGGGGCCCCAGACGAAACCGTTGCCGAGATCGATGGCCCGTCCGTCGGCGTCGACCTCCTCTTTCAGGAACTCGCGCAGCCGATCGACGAACCTGGACATGTCCTTCAACGCGAGCGCGAGAGCTCGCTTCTGTTCGGGCGTCGCCCGCGACGGAAAAAGCGGGTGCGGATCGTTCGCGACGGCTTTGATGAGTGCGATCTTCGTCGGGCACGCGAGTCGCGCGCGGCAGAACTGGCACCACGGTCCCTCGCGATACGCGAGCGGGGTTCCCGCGAGATGCGCCCCCCAAGCCGCTACCTTCCCAGCGCGCGCGTTTCGCAGGCGTTGCTCGGCGTCATTGCATTCGCGAGCGCCCCAGGTCATCTCCGGCGCGTCCCATTCGCCCTGACCGGGTCGGATGAAGATGATCGCCGGCATCACTTCTTCGGCGCCCGTCCAGCGCGCCGCCATGAGCGCGCCGCCAGCCGCTTGCAGGTTGTGCGCGATCGGGGTGACGTAGTCCTCGTCGCCGGATTTGTAATCGGGCACCCAAAGCACCGAGCCCTTCGGGCAGCGTGGATGCTCGGGGTCCGTGAGGTCGAGCGGATCGGGCTCGGACCACATGACGTCCACCGTGCCGACAGAAACGGCATCGTCGGGTACGTCGTACTTCCCTCGCCCGCCGACAACGCGCATCACGTCGCCGTTTTCGCGCATGCAGAGCGCGACTTCGCCGAAGGCGCCGGCGGGCGGAGACCATTCGAACGTGCGGCAGCGCCACGCAAAGAGGCGCGCCTCGTCTTCGGTCAATGCCCACCGGTGCGCGACGAGCGCAAGACGCTCCATCGCGCTGTCGACTCCCAGCGCCGCGCGCATGTGCATGTGCTCGTGCAGCGCCGAGCCCATCACGGCCGCGCGAGACGAGCTCTCCACCTGCGGCAGAACCGCGGATGGAGCGCACGCCTCGACGCGATCGAGGCTCGAGAGGGAGTCGATCGGGATCACGACGCCGGCTTGCCCTTGCAGTCGGGGCACGTGCTCCGAATCAAGTCGTGCTCGCACATCTCGGGCGTGGCGGACTCTTGCGGAGGCGCGGGCGGCGCGGGCGGCGCGGCCGGAACAGCAGCAGCAGGCGCCGGTCCATCCGTTGCGAACGTTTCTTCGGGTGCGGGCGGCGGAGGCGCTGCAGGTTTCGCTTGCTCCGGAGCGCTCGCCGCAGGGGTCGGGGTGGGCGCCGGCGCCTCGGGCTCGGCCGGTGCCTGTGGCGGGAACTCCACATCCATCGACGTCTGGCGCTCGACGAGCGCTTTGTACAAGGCGTTCAGACGCACGATGTCGCGCGCGTTCCAGAGCGGCATCACCTTGCCGGACTTCCACTCGAGCATGTCCTGCGTCGCGCGGCCCTTGCTCGCCTTGCCGAACTTCTCGAGCACCTCCTCGCACGCCTTCGGGAGGTTCTTGATCTTCGCTTCGGCGGATTTACGCGCCGCGGCGACGCAGGCCGTCTTGAGCCAGATCGGCATCGCCTTGTCGATCGCGTTGCGCTGCGCCTTCGACTGGCCGATCTGAAATTGGATGTCGAGCGCGCGATCCTGATCCATCTTGCCCAGGCGCTGGTTCTTGCGCTGTCGGAAGAGCCGCTCGACGGTCGTTCCCGTCTCGAGGTCGATGAACGTCGCGCGGAGCACCCAGTGCTCGGGCGCGTCGACGACGATGTCCACCGGACACGCGCAGTTGCCGTAGTGGCGCATCATGATCATCGCGCCATCGATCGAGATGCCTTCGATCGGCTCGTCTTTGTACGTGCCGTTGGCCTGCTTCGCCTTGACGGTCCAGTAGTATTCGAAGTCTTCGCCCGCGAGCTCGGCCTCCTCCGTCGCCTTCGCGAGAAGCACCTTCAACTGCCTCGGCACCGGAACGATCGCCGCGGTGAGGTACGTCGTCTGGGCGCGGATCGCGTTCATCGGACGCACGGTCGCGAGCTTTCCTTCGAGCTGGTCGACGTCCTCGAACTCGGCATCGATCACGTGGTTGCCGTTCTGTTGTCCTTGCGCCGGCTGGCGTTGCGCCGTCGGCTGTCCCTGCGTCTTCATCGTCGGTTCTCCTCACTCACCACGCTCGGCGCGGCGGAGGTGACGTCGTCGACACGGCTGCTAAGGAGGGGGGCACCTGCAGCTGCTACCGACGGCGCCACCTTCGGCGCGTGAGCGTTCTGTTCTTTGAGCGTCTTGAGGAGCGCGGCGCCGATGGTGGTCGCCGAGATGTGCGCCTCGTGGTTGCCAGCGGTGTGCACGCGCCGAACGAGGCTCACGGCGATCGCCTCATCGCGAAGAGCCCGTGGCATCTTCGCGCCTGACGAAAGCGCGAGGAGCTTTCGCGCGACCGCGATCGCGGTGCGATCCGTGTACGTGTCGGCGTCGAGTGCGTAGAAGCCGCAGGCGACGTGGGCACGCCCGAGCTCCTCGCTCCACGTGAAGGCGTGGATCGCCTCCCCGCGCACGATGGGCTTGCGGCAAACGCGACAGACGGTGTCGAACGGCGCGGTCTGCTCCATCAACCGATCCGCGGCCCACTTGCGACGCGTGCGATACGTCATCGGGCGCACCGTTCGCGGAGGTGCTCACCGATGCGCAAGACGAGCGCCTCGGCGCACGCGTCGTCGCTCGCACCCGTGACGGCAATCGAAAGCCCGTCGGGGAACTTCGCGACGCCGACCCACGCGCCAGATCCGTCAGCGCGCGGGCGGATGTCCACCTCGAAGTCCTCGGCGCCCGCGTTCATCACGCGCACCGCTTTTCGAGTTGCTCGATGCGCTCGGACTGGTCGCTATACGTGTCGTGGGCTGTGTTGAGACGGCTGAGGAGCTCGCGCAGCGCGGCCTTCGGCGCTTCGGCCGTCCGCGGATGGAGGGCGCCGAGCGCTGCGTTCACCGCGCAGAACAACTCGTAGTCGCTCAGGCGCGCGCTCACGACTCACCCCGGAGCGCGAAACGACCGTCCACAATCGCCCATCCAGAACGGTGGAGCGCGTCGCGATACGTCGCGTCACAGAGCATCCTGCGGAGCTCCCGCGCTGCCGAAAGGCACGTGCGAACGGTGGCGACGAACATCCCGTGAATGTGCGAGCGCGCTCGAGGCGGCACCGCATGCGCCAGACGCAGAGCGCACCACGCCGCCGCGATGAACGCGTGGCGCTTCTCGATCAGCGAGTCGGCGCGTTCGGCAACCGCCAGCCACCCTCGCATCGCGACATACAACGGGACGGCGTCGCGTTTCGTCAGCTTCGGCGCGCTCACGCGGCCCTCGATTCCGGCACGCGGTTCCAATCCAGTCGGACCGTCGCGACGAAGCGCGTCGTCGTCGGCTCGTCAGCGTCGATGCAAACGTCTTCGGCGCGCGCGCCGGAGTCGACGAGCTTCGCGAAGCCCGCGAGCTGCGCGGTGACTTGCGCGACCGAGGCGATCGTCGGCCCGTAGACGACGAGCCCGACGGACCCCGCCTCGATCTGGATGTTCTTGTACCCCGCCTGCGCGACGAGGCGCTCGAACGCTGCGGCGCGCATCAGACGGCCTCGGCGTTCGGCGTGAACTTCGGCAGGAGCGACGTCGCCCGGCAACGCTTCGTGCAGACGCCGAGCGGCCCGAACGATTCGAACGTGATGGAGACGAAGCCGCGCGCTTCCGCAGCGACGCTCGCGACCTTCAACATCGCCCCGTCGTTGCAGACCAACTCGTCGCCGATCTGGACCTTCCCCGCCGCCACCCTCGTGATGTGCTCGTTGTTCATGGTGCCCTTCCCTTCACCAAGAACCTAGACGCGTATAAGTTATTAGTCAACTGCCAATGTACAAAATCTTCCACGGCGGGCGTCGCCCGCGGTTTCCGTGACGCCGATGGGATGGGCTAACGCTGGGCCGCGCGACGCGCGCGCTTCGATTTCGGCTCCGCTTCCGGCTCCGGAAGCGTGCGCGTCGACTCGGGGGCTTTGGCCTGGCGCTTCACACGACGTGGCGCGACTTCGTCAACGCCGATGCGGATGTATTCGTCGGCATGGCGCACCTGCGTGTACCAGGCCTCCGCGTCGGCAGCGTCGCTCAGGATGCCAGCCTCGATGACCGCGAGAGCGGCGTCCGTGGCGCGCGGACTGCCCGTCGCGAACGCGCGGGCGATGCCCTGGCCCCGCGGCGAGTCGTCCTTTGCGAGGATGCCCATCAGGCGGCGACCGGTCTTTTCCCACCACGAATTGACGGTGAGCGCGTCGAGATTGAGGTGGCGCATGATTCCCGCGACGTCGTCCTCATGGATCGGGATGCGATCCCAGATCGCGCGCGCCATCGTCGGTTTGATGCGTAGCTGTTCGGCGAAGCTTCGCAGCCCTTTCGCCGATCGAAGGTGAAGGCGCATGCGCGAGCGGAGGTACTCCTCGAGAACCTCGTGGCTCGGCGGCGCGCTCAAGCGATGAACGAGCTCGAGCGCCTTCGCTTCGACGTCCTCCGATGTGATCGCGGCCCGCGCGTCTTCTTTCGGCGGGGGATCGCCGTCGAGGATCCAGGCCGTCCGGTATCCGGTGCCGGCGGAGATCTTTTGCGCTAGCGCGTGCGTCAGCCCGAGCTTCTTCCCCATGATCTGCGGGATCTGCCCCGGGGGTTTCAGGCCCGCGGCGCGCGCGAGCTCGCGCCACCCGCGATCGTGCGGCCCCTTGAACCAGCCCATCTCGTTGCAGATCTGCTGCAAACGGGTGGCCCAGCCCGCGCGCTGTTCCTCCGTCGACTTCCCCACAGGTCGACGCTGCCGCGACTGTCTAACTACGTCTACACATTCTTGCGCGAACATGGTTGACTAAGTTTTCATACGCGTCTACATACTCATCTGAGATGAGACGCGCTCAGCGTTCGGCTGTCGGGCAGCGAATCCACGACCTTCGTGTTCGTGCGGGTCTGTCGGGTCGACGCCTCTCGAAGCTCGCATCTCTTTCCGAGACGCATGTGGCTGGCATCGAGGGCCCGCGGCTGTTGGAGCATGTTCGCCCTCAAACGCTCCACGCGCTTGCGGAGGTACTCGGCACGACGATGGACTATCTCGCGTTCGGAGCTGGCGAGCCGCCGAGCGACCGCACGTTGACGATCGCGGTCGCGCGCGCCCAAAGGCAGTTCAAGCTCCAGCTTCGCGCGGCCGGGTGACCAGTGGCCGCTCCGCCCAACTTCGTCGGCGCCTCTGCGCGTCACCATCACGGGAACGTGCGTGTCGACCTCGCGGCCGCGCCGGTCGGATGGGGTCACGGCTTCGTGTATTCGCTCTCTCCCGCCGTCGCGCGTGAGCTCGCTGCGCAGCTCATCGTCGCTGCCGACGCTGCCGAAAAAACCATCATCGCCGAGAAGTCGACGGCCGCCGCAAGCGGAGATTGACGGATGGCTCATGGGGATAATCGTGGCTCCGACAAGGACGCCACGAAAGAGGCAGAAACGTCGGTTTTGCGGACGGATCAACCGTCCAGTGCTTTCCACAACGGCGCGGATGAGCAGTCCGCACTAGATGAGCCTCGCGAGCCTGGCGAGCTTCGCGAGCGAGCGCGGACGCGTGCAGCGTGGGACCTCGCCGACATTCTCGCCGAGCTGCGTGTCTCGAAGCGGTGCGTCGCCGATCGGCACATGCACGTCGACGAAGCGACGGTTCGAAAGCTTTGTACGGGCGAGAAGCCGATCGGCGTGGGTGATCTCGAACTCCTGCCCGAGCTCGTCGCGATCAAGCTCGTGAGGCGGGTGCTCGCGCGAAGGGGGATCAAGCTGTGAACGAGTTCGCCATCCTTCGCGCCGACGAGGCTTTCGCGCGCGCGTTCATCGACCCAGCGCACACACGCCGCGACTACGGTGCAGGGCACAAAGCGCGCCTCGCCGAAGTGCACGATTTCTCGCATCTCGTCGCGGGCGGCGACGCGACTGCCACTGGCGTTTGCGCGCCACGTGTGGCGGACGCCCTCACCGCGCGAGATCCACGATGATCTCGCTCGCGACGCTCTCGACGTGGATCGCCTTGACGGTGCCACATCTCGTCGATCCGCAAGGCCGTCACTTCGTCGCGCGGCAACTTCCCGTCGAGGCGCGCGACGCGTTCGCCGTGGCTTGCATCGAGCGCGATCCTTTTCCGTCCGACGATGACGGGCGCGTGTGCGCGGCGTTTCTCGTCGTGATGGCCGGGCTCGAGTCGGGCTTCTCGCTCCATCCGAACGGCTCGAACGACCACGGGCTCGCGGCCGGACCTTTTCAGGAGTGGCGCGGCGGCGAACTCCGAACGCGTTCGTGGATTGATGCGACGCGGCACTACCTCGCGACCGTGCGTGATGCGATGCGCGCGTGTCCCGAGCAGACCATCGCGCAGCTCGCGGGCGAGCGTTGCGGTGAGTCGCGCATCCACGTGGTGCGCTGGGCGAAGGTCCGCGAGCTCGCGCTGATGCCGCTGCCTGAGGCGGTGTCGCGATGAACGACGTGTTCGTGTGCATCGGGATCGTGATCGGCGCCGCAGCAACGGCGTCCTTGTTCGCGTACGCGACGTGCGAGTGGGCACTGCGTACGCGCCGTTGGTGACCATCGTTGAGGAGAAAGACCATGTCCGAAGAAGCCATCATCGACGTCGAGAAAGTCATCCTGCGCAAAGGCGCGCACCAGAAGCCAAAGGGCCCCATCACGCACGAGCCGCCGATGTGCTTCGTCGAGATGTGCAACGCGCTCGCGCAAAAGAGGTGGGGCGACCACTTCGATTGCGTGTGCCCGTCCTTCAGTTTCCTCACGGGCGTGAACGATCGCATCGCGGACGACGACCTCCGGACGCGCGCGCTGATGCCGCTTCATCCGGTCGTCATCGGGACGAAGTCGACGAAGGCTGTCGAGCAGAAACGTCAGTGGGCGCTCACGGATTGGGTGATTCGCGAGGAGACGCCTCGTCTCTTGCGGGTCGCCGGGCAAGCTGAGATCGCGGCTCGGCTCGAGGGCCTCACCGCGATTGTCGACCATAAGTCGCTCGACCGCTCTCGCGCGCTTCTCGCCGAGGCTCGAAAGATTTCCTGGGCGGCGTACGAGCCGCTTCGGAAGGCCATCACCGACAAGGTGCAGGCCACCGTCACCGAAGCAGTCAAAAAGGCGGGTGGCGCCGCGAGCGCCGCGATCGCCGCGAGCGACGCGAGCGACGCGAGCGCCGCGAGCGACGCGAGCGCCGCGATCGCCGCGAGCGACGCGATCGCCGCGATCGCCGCGATCGCCGCGATCGCCGCGATCGCCGCGATCGCCGCGAGCGACGCGATCGCCGCGATCGCCGCGAGCGCCGCGATCGACGCGAGCGCTCCCACGTTCTGGGCTCGTGTCGTCGAAGCCGCGCAGTCCGGAGGCTACTGGAGCGCGTACTACATGGTCCGCGACCGCTTCTACGACACTTTCTACAAGGCGTTTCGCCCGCACTTCGACAAGGCAATCGCCGAGAAGTTCGGCCCGCTCGTCGAGCAGAACATCGCGTCGCTGCACACGATCGTGAAACGCATGGCCGCGATCACGGAGTGATCGATGGGCGCGAAGACTTCGATTCAGTGGACCGACGCGACGTGGGCGCCAGCACGCGGTTGTTCGCGTGTCTCGCCTGGTTGCGAAAACTGCTACGCCGAGGGCGTCGCGGCGCGCTTCTCGGGCGCGGGACTCGCGTTCGAAGGCTTCGCGAAGTTCTCCGGCAAGCGCCGCCTTCCGCAGTGGACGGGCAAGGTCGCGCTCCGACCAGAGCACATCCTCGACCCGCTTCGATGGCGCGCGCCGCGGAAGGTGTTCGTCTCGAGCATGACGGACATCTTCCACGAGTCGCTCTCGAATGAGGACATCGCGGCGATCTTCGGTGTGATGGCGATCGCGAAGCGCCACACGTTTCAGGTGCTCACGAAACGCGCGAAGCGCATGCGCGAATGGTTCGCGTGGGTCGACACGCACGCCATCAAGGGCGGCATGATCGGGCCCAAGCGCGCGTTCGGCCTCGCTTTCGCGGCGGGCCTGCTCGTCAAGCTCTGCGGTCACGACGTGCCGAAGTCGCTCATGGATTCGTCGGTGCTCGACTGCCCGTGGCCGCTCCCGAACGTGTGGCTCGGCGTGAGCGCGGAGGATCAAGCGCGCGCAGACGAGCGCATCCCCGAGCTGCTCCGCACGCCTGCTGCGGTGCGCGGCGTGAGCTATGAGCCGGCGCTTGAGTTGGTGAACCTCGCGCGTTGGTTGCCGACATCGCAACGTCCGGGTGCGCTAGAGCGGTCGATGGAGGCGCTCGCTCTTCCGCCGCGTCTCGACTGGGTGATCGTCGGTGGCGAAAGCGGCCCGCGATCGCGGCCGTTCGACGTCGCGTGGGCCCGGTCGGTCATCGAGCAATGCCGCGCAGCCGGCGTCGCGTGCTTCGTCAAACAGATGGGTCGCACCGTCCTCGGCGAGGACAAGGGCTTCGCCGTCGACGCGTGGTACTTCGGCGACGGAAAATATTGGCGACCCGGCATCATCGGCGAGCACAATCACGGTCGCCCGACGGTGGCGCGCGGCTTCTCCGCTGACGCGATCGGCTTCACACTCTTCGATCGCTCGGGCGGTGACATGACGGAGTGGCCGGTCGACTTGCGCGTGCGGCAATTCCCGGTGGTGCGTTCGTGATCGACGTCGTTCGCCGTCGCCGCACCGCGGTCGAGCTCGTCGACGCGGTGGCCGTTTCTGCTCGCGTCGATGCGCCCAAACTCTCGTCGATCTCCGAATCGCGCGACGCTCGCATCCGTCGTGAAACGCGGCGCGAATTTCAGGAAGCCCGTCGGAGGTACGTATGAACGCGACGACTCCGCGCGACAAGACGCGCACGAAGCAGGACTACCGGACCCCGCCGGAGTTCATCCGCGCCGTCGAGAAACGCTTCGGGCAAATCGTGCTCGACCTCGCTGCGAAAGACGGCGACGAGTGCAAGCCGCTTCTCGCGCACATCACGCCCGAAGAGGATTCGCTCGTCACCCCGTGGCCGACGACACGGCACTCGTCGGGCGTCTATTTCCTGAATCCGCCGTTCGCGGACATCGCGCCGTGGGCTGCGAAGTGCGCCGCGTGGCGTCGTGAGGGAGCGCCCGGCGTTGTGACAGCGCTCCTCGTGCCGGCGTCCGTCGATGCGGAGTGGTGGTCCGCGAGCGTGCGCGGCGCGGCGATCACGTATGCGTGCAAGTCGCGCATCAAGTTCCTCGGCGCTGAGGACGGCTACCCGAAGCCGCTCGCGCTTTGTGTGTTCGATCCGCGTCACTTCCCGACGAGCGCGTGCTTGCACCTTTGGGACTGGAAGGCGGACGCGTGACGCACGCCGAGCTCGTCTCGCGCGCGCAGCGCTGGGTTCGATCGCGGCGATATCCCATCGTGCTCGCGGATGTGCACACGACGACGACGACCGAACAGCCCGACGTGATCGGATTCCGCACGGGCGGCGACACGCTTCTCGTCGAGTGCAAGGCCTCGCGCGCCGACTTTCGCCGCGACGCGGCGAAGTATTTCCGCCGTGCGCCCGAGCACGGCATGGGCTATTTCCGCTGGTATTTCGCTCCGGCCGACGTGATCCCCGTCGACGCGCTGCCGGCCGGCTGGGGGCTCGTCGAACTCAACGCGCGCGGCGGGCTCGGCATCCTCCGCAACGCGCAGCCGTGCTTCACGCGCGATCTGACGAGTGAAGGCAGGCTCCTCGTGACGGCGCTGAGGCGCGCGACCGAGGGCTGGGGTCGCGGCATGTTTGGCGACATCGCGCCACGCGTCGTCGATGGCGATCCGCACCCGAGCGCCTCACGAACCATTCGCGAGCTCCGCGCGGAGAACGAGCGTCTGCGTTCCTTGCTTCGCGATCGAGGTGGCGCGTGACGGACAACGTCATCCACCTGCCGGTCATCCAGCCGACACGAGAGCAGACGCGCTCGCGTCGGAAGCGCGTCGTGCGCGCGAAGGTCGAGTCGATGAAGCGCATCACCAAGGGCGTCTTGTCGTTCGACAAGATGCTCGCGGACGCGATCTACGAGGAGCTCGGGCCGATCGATCGCCCACGCACGCGTGACGACTGCGCCGGCGGCGAGCGTCCCTGCCCGTTCGTTTCGTGCGCGCACCACCTCTATCTCGAGGTCACCGACAAGGGCGCGGTGAAGTACGTGTTTCCCGACGTCGCGCCCGACGCACTCGAGCGTTTGCCAGCAACGTGCGCGCTCGATGTGGCGGACGACGGCGGGGCGACGCTGGAGCGAACGGGCGAGCTGATGAACCTGACGCGCGAACGCGTGCGGCAACTCGAGGTCAGCGCCGCCGGGGACTTCATCGCGAAGTGGAAGGCGTTCGGCTTCTCCGCCGACCCCGATCAGTTCGTGGTGCATCGCGAGGGCGCCCTCGCCACGCTCATCAGCGGCCGCACGCTCGCCGTCGCGCCTGACCTCGTCGAGGACGAGGAAGACGCGGAGCCTGACGTTGCGCCTCGCGCGATCTGGGACCTTCGACGCGACGAGACGCGTGAGCGCGAGCAGTCGGCTCAGAACGCGGTTTTTCGCGCGTACATCAACGACTCGATCGCCCACGGCATCGAGGCGACCGAGGAGCGTTTCGCAGCTCGTCTTGCAACGACCGAACAACGACTCGCCGCATGGAAGGCGAAGAACGTGGAGCAGATCATGTTGAGTCCGTCACGCATCGAAGAAGTGTTCGCAGAGGTCGAGCGCGGCGAGGATCGCGCGACGGCGATCGCCGAGAAGCTCGGCCTGTCCACGTGCACCATGTACCTGAAAACCCTCGCGGAGGAGGACCGCGTTCAGAAGCACGGCAGCGGCCCGCACACGCGTTGGACGCTGCCGGGCGCGATGCCCAAGGCTGCGGAAAAGCCCGCCCGTAAACCATCGTCAGGACAAAAAAAAACGGCGTCCGTTCCGCGCGTGAAGGTGTCGGACGTCTCCGTCGCGGCGTCGTTGTCACCCGCGCGCGCGCACGAGTTCACCGTGCGCATCGGAGAGCTTTCGATCGATTGCCGGAGCGCCGAGCAGGTGCGCGAACTCGCGCTGGCGTTCGGGAAAGCGTCCTGATCGGCGCGTGATGAAAGCGACCGCCGGACACCTCCGCCTCGTCCCCAAGCCGCTCGCTTCCGCGCGCGCGCCGGACGAGCACACGTGGATGCTCGTCCACGTCGGCGAGTTCTACACGAGCATCGTGTGCTCGCGATGCGGTGTCCGTGCGCTCGTCGCGCGTGATGGTGATGGGACGAAGTGTGGTGTCGGCGCGGACGAGGGCCGCCCGGTGGCGACGACGTGCACAGGGAGGCAATCTCGATGAGCGTCCTACTCGACGACAAGCTTCCGCGTCACCCGAAGATCCTCAAGGTCTCTGCGGAGGCCGCGTGGTTTTTCGTCTGCGGGCTTTGTTACTGCCGTGAGCACTCGCCCGACGGGACGATCCCGAACAGCGCGATCGACTTCCTCGGCAAGCATCGTCGTCCAAAGGTGCTCGCGAAAGAGCTCGTGGGCGTCGTGCTTTGGGAGCCGCATGAGGACGGGTTTCGCGTGCACGACTACTTCGATTGGAACCCAACCGCCGAGCAAACGCGCGCGAAGAAAAAGAAGACCGCCGAACGCGTCCAGCGTTGGCGCGATCGCACCTACGGTAACGGCGTTACAGAGGCACCGCATAACGGCGTTACTAACGCGTTGGTAACGCCTGAGCGTAACGCCGGTGAAACGGATTCACTCACAGTTCCGTTCCGTTCCGTTCCTCCCCCTTCGGGGGATCCGCCCGCGACCGTGGCAGGCCAATTGTTCGTGACGGACACCCTGCTCACGGGCGCTGGCGACGAGTTCGTCGAGGCCGTTCGCGTGGAGGCAAACGCGGTGATCGGCCTGAACAAGCTCATGCGCGAGGACCTGCGCGACGTGCTCAAGCTGGGGTTGAAGCTCTCGACGGCGACATCGTACGAGGGGCTGGCTTTGTGGCTGCGTTCGAGCGTGGCGGCGTGGCTTCGTGCGTGCGGAACCGACGCGCGGATGCACGGGTCGTACAAGCCGCGCCGCATGCTCGACTGGCTGAACGAAGGCGCTCCGAAGTCGTGGACGTTCGAGCGCGGTAACCCGGAGAGGGGCCCGAAGCCGATCCCGCCGCCGCCCGAAATGTCCAAAACGCAGGTCGCCGAACGTGAGGCATGGGCGCGCGATCGCATCAAGCCCGAGGACGCGAAGAACATCGACATCGAAGCGATCTTCGCGCCGAAAGCGGCAACCCGATGAATCCTCCCGACGCGAACAAGGGTCGCTTCAAGGCGGTCTCGCACCTCGACGACGTGGAGCTCCTCGACCGCGCTCTCGCGCTCGAAAACCTCTCGACGGACCAGCGTGCGGCGTTCGCGTCGATGCGCGAAGCGCTCGCGAAGAACGACTCGTTCGTGCTCACTCCACGCCAGCGGCAGTGGGTCGAAGGCCGCATGAAGCGCTTCGACGCCATCGCGCTGTCGTCGCTGAAAACCATCCTCGAGGACCTCGACCGAATCGGAGCAAAGCGATGACACCCGACGAAATCATCGACGAGACCGCGCACCACTTCGGGCTCGAACGTGCCGAGGTCGTCGGGCCATCACGGCGCGCGCCGATCGTGCTCGGGCGTCATGTAGCGATGTTCGCGATCCGCGAGCGGACGACGGCATCGCTCTGCGACATCGGGAGGTTGATGAACAGGGACCATAAAAGCGTCCTTCATGGCGTTCGAAAGGTTCGCGAATTGTTGAAGTGCAGCGATCGACGCGTGCAAGACGCGTTGGTCAGCATCGATCGCGCGGCAACGAGGACAGCATGACCGCGTGGCACGATCGACGAAGTCCGACGTACACGTCCTGGCGCGGTATGCGCGAGCGCTGCAACAACCCGAACCACGCGCACTACGACAAGTACGGTGGTCGAGGCATTCGCATCTGCGAGCGCTGGGACACGTTCGCGAACTTCGTCGCCGACGTCGGGGAGCGTCCGAGCCGAGCGCACACGCTTGATCGCTTTCCGAATCCGGACGGCCACTACGAGCCGAGCAACGTGCGTTGGGCGACAAAAACGGAGCAGTCGCGCAACCGATCTAACGCACGGCTCCTCACGCACAACGGGCGAACGCAGTCGATCGCCGCGTGGGCCGACGAGGTCGGTGTTCGATCGGCGACTATTCGGACGCGACTGGACCTTCTCGGCTGGGACATACCGCGCGCTCTAGAGCGCACGTCGGGCAAGCAATCCGCGCGAGCGATGAAGGCGTGGGAAACGCGCCGGGCATCACGCGTGTCGGTGCAGCGATGACGCGTCGTCAACGATACGTCGCGGCGGACCCGGACGCCGCGTTTCTTCCGAACGCGATGGCGCTCGTGCGCGCGCACCTCGCGAACACCGTGAATGCGTCCGCGCGGCTCGTGCCGAACCGTCCGATGTGCATGGGCATGCGCGACGGCGAGATGACGCCGGCGGAGATTTGGACGATCGCCGAGTCGTTCGTCACGCGTCAGACGTGGAGCAACAAGGACGAGGTCCTCGCGACGCTGCGCGCGCATCTCAAGGTGCGCGTCGGCACCGAGATGGTCACGCTCGAGCGCGCGCAGTCGATCTTGTCAGAGAGCGCCGCCAATTCGTTTGGCGGCTACGCAGGTGGCGAGTGATCGCAGGAGAGAGGATTCGACCATGGAAAACGTGACCATCCAAAGCAAACCAGATCCGTACGACGACTGGCGCATCGTGCAGCGCGTGGCCGGCGAGTTCTTCGTCGGCAAGATGAGCAGCAGCATGATCGGCGCGCTCGCACCGTACTACTCGAGCAAGCAGCACCTCTTTGCGAACGGCGGGCAGATCGGCCAGGCGAACGTGTTCGAAGCGGGCATGTGCGAATCGCTGCCCATCACGCCCGGCGATGCGGTGATGCGATTGAACGCGCACGCGAACGCCAAGAACATCATCGCGCAGATCGAAAACTGCGATGCGCAGCGACGCGCGGCCGCGAGTGGTATCGCGCTCGTCGGGGCGAAAGGAGCCCCGCCGGCGCGTCGGTCGTAACGTGAAATGACGAACGCCCCGAGGCTCGTGACCTCGAGGCGCTCCAGCACGCGGACTCCGAACCGAGAGCGTGCAATCTACATCGAGCGGGTCTCGATGTCATCCAGGAGTCGATGATGATGGCCTACGAGACGAAACCGCCGCCGCCGGGTGCAGCGAGGACGTTCACGACCAACGATCGCGACGAGCGCGCCGCGAAACGGCGCACGTGGCGCCTCACCGGAAAGGAGGTCCAGGACCTGCGGGACTTGTGGACCGGCGTCGGGCTCGCGCTCGGCGTTCGCAGCCCGCACGGGGCGCTCGAGGTCCGCTTGCTCATGGCGCCGCCGCGCGACGTCGGCGCGCCGCTTCTCGAGGAACTCGACCGCCGCGGCGAATGGGTCGCGGAAGGCGCGCTTCTGCGAA